TAAGCAACTGTTTTTAGCTTTGAACGTTAGGTGCAATAAAAAATAAATTTCCCACCGCACCTGTACTAATCAATATCTGTATCCTATTTCAAAATACAATTTCCAAAATCCAAACATCACCGATTTTTGGCAGTTGTTTCCAGTTGGCCATATCGGGAATAGTTGCCACATATCACTTCGTCTTATTCCAAACAATATAAATACGTGCCTCCAACTCTTTTCTTTGTTTGAAGTTTGCCAAACTGTAAAGTAGTTATGACACCAAAAATCGCCTAATCTGGCTTTGTTTTTCCAAGGATTGATTTCATTCGTTGGAGATGCTTTTAATGTAAGTCCCATTTTGTAAATTGTTTTTTAAAGCCCACGCTAAATTTATTTTTTACAGACACATAACAGCAGGTAGGCAAAATGCCGCTATGACTGAGTGCTTCGATTTAAAATTTGTGGTAAGCGGCACCATCGCCTACCTGCAAAACGTTAGCAAACATAAAACTACTTCCCGTTTGCTATCTTTCTCCACTCATCAGATATACCATTAAACCAATTATCAAAGCTACTCTTATATCCTTTTTCACATGCTATAGCAAAATTTACTGCTATATGTCTAAGTTCATTTATATTAAATTTACGTTTGTTAACATTGTGTTCTATCTCATCTTCCATTTTTTTTAATTCTTTATCATAAGTTCCATTTAATTCGCATTCATCAAGAACAGCTTTCACTATTTTTGAAGAGTAAAGTCGTGCTTTATTGTATCTAATATTGGTATTAGAAGATTTTATCATATCAAGTATTTTTTCATCAGATAAGTAATCAACACTTCTCACATCATCTCCTACTACTGCGTGTAGAGCACCTAAATCATATGCTTTTAATAGTAATGGACTTAAATCAGATATTCTTTCTTTAACATCTAATTCATTATTAAATCCACACATATAGGTTTCTAGTATAGTTTTATCGTCTTCCATAAGTTATTATTTTATTAGTTAAAAATCCTTTGAAAATTCTTCTGACCGTATGCCTACGGGATACCTTATCTAATTACTTTGGGAGAGCTTATCTCTTATCCTATACAGAATGTATCTATCCACAAACAACGACCTTTGCAAGAGGTCTAAGGTTTTGCCAGTATGTCGGTGAGCTTCCTTTTCAGTTTGCTTCAATCAGAAGAATTTCAAAGAACTTAAACCATACACACTCTTCAGCATTCTACTCCCAGCTCCGAGGAATTGTATCTAACTTAGCCCATCTCACCGCTGTAAGGGTACTGAAGTTTATATGTATGTTGTAGTCAGGACAGGATTCGAACCTGCGTAAATCAACACTCAGTTAGGGATTAACCTAAAGGATGATGCATAACCTATCTCTGCCACCTGACTATGTACACCCCATTTTTATCATTCTCTTTGAGAGAGGTGAGCCTCGTCCTCAAATCATCAAGGCATGACCTTGCATCTTCTTTTTATTCTTAATTTGGCAGCATTTTACTTCCCTATTTGGCAATATAAATGCATTACCTTGCATCTTCTTTAAGGGTTATTTTTACAGATGTTTCATTATTCCAATAATACTCACATTTTTTCAATTCCTTATTATAGGCAAAATCAGCATAAGACTGTCTATATTCAGAAGGTATTGCTGTATATCTGTAACAACTTTCTTTTATAGGGCAATGTTTGTCCGTACACATACTTATATCTGGCATAATTTCTATTTTTTAGTCCCACCATTGTTCAAGATTTTGTTCTAAAATTTTATAAAGAAGCTTTTTAGCTCTATTATGATTTATTAATCCCATATTAATACCTATACCAAATTTAGTATTGGTTGTAATGTATGGAGGATCTTTCATAGCTATCACTTGTTTATAAATACGAGAATATTTATCAAAATATTCTTTATGACGCTCTGAAACTAATTCAAATGATAATGATGTACTTTTTGTATCCTGAATAGGCGTAAATATCGGCTTATTTTCATAATAACTATGAAATTCATCTGTATAATATTCAGTTTTAATTCTATTTATGAGAGTAATACATAACTTTATTCTTTCAACTGAACGTTCTGTAGAATCATGCTTATTACGTTTCTTTAAATAAGCAGATTGTTTACTAAGTTTAAATTTTAAAACTTCCCAAATATAACAATGATCAAAATCTCTATCATTCCATATAATGGGAAACCATTTCCATAAATTCTTTATCCCATAGATAAAATTTATATAGAAATATTTGATTCTATGATTATACCATCTATATAATTTCATATATCTGTTCCTCCTGCAATTTTAGGTGCTTCCATAATTTTAGTTCCTTCTTGTATTAGTTCAATGAATGGTTCATAACTACGTTGATTTAAATAAGTAAGACTATTTTGCATAAATGTAAGTTTATTAGTGTTAGATTTGACAGAATTTTCTTTTTTCTGAAGGACATCATAAGTTAATGCTGAAATTAATTGCGTTGCTGTATGTTCTCCTTCAATTAAAATCTTATCAAATTTTAAACGACAGTTAACTTTATCTTGTCTAAGACTTCTTGAACCCTTAAAAAATCTACCTTCATGTTGAAATGTATCTGTTCCAGGATATGCTCCCCACCATTCTTCAAATTCTGTATTAGCAGGTTTTCGTTTTATAAGTTTGGTAGTCTCTTCAGTCTGCATGAAATTTAATAATGTTTGTCCAATTAATGTAAGACAATCATTCTCTGTAATCAATCCCTTTCTTATAAGAGATTGATAGAGGGCAGCAATTTTCATACTGCCCTCACAAAGTAATTTAATATCAAACTGATTTTCAATCAACTTTAACAAATAAATTTGATCAAGACTATATCCTTTCTTAATAAACTCTTCAAAATGGAAAGGTGTCACTTGTAGTTTCATCTTCTTCTAATTGTTTTATTGGTAAATACACATTAATTATAGCAGGTTTTCGATAGGTAGTTTCCCATTCCATCCATTCTGCTTCTACTCTACGTTTTTCTTCATAAAGAAATTGCTTTTCTCTATAATAATCAGTTTCCCAATCTTCAAGTGTTAGATCTTTCATAGTTTAGTTTTTAATTCTTATTCCGAACTGTGTGTTAAACCATACAAACATTCCTTCTGCTTTTGATTTATTACATTTAAATGTTTTTTTCAATAAAGGAATTGCATATGCTGTGAATTCTTCAAATTGACTTCTTGTTAATGTCCAATTGAAGAACCAACGATCATCATCAAGTATATCAATTCTAGATTTACCAATTATTGTTAATTGATAGTCTAATAAATGTTCACCTATGTTTGTTCTATCAATTTTCTTTTTCATTAACTAAAAAGATTTAGTTGTCCTGGAATAATTTTAACTTTATTTTTCTTACCTTCTAATAAGATTTTGTTTGTAATTCTATTAGCTTTTTCAATATAAAAATCATAATTGATATCAGCCGTATTTACATCTATATCTTTAGGAAGATAATTACGCACCGTACAAACCCATTCTCCTGCTTCCACTTGACTTACAGCAGCAGCATTTGTTTGACATTCAGGATTTTTTACCTTTAATAATTTTTCTCCTGAATTACTTACATAATATCTAATAAGTTTATTATAGACCACCTTAGTATTAGACTGTTTATTTATTCCTTCATAGTGGAAATCTTTATTTGCTTTCTGTCTAATACAGAAGTCATATAAATTGCTATGATTTCTAATAGTCTCATCAATTGGAATGTTATTAACAAACCATTGTTCAAGAGCAATAGGTACAACACGAGCAGATTTATTCTTATGAAGTTCAAAATCTGTGAGAAAATCTCCTTTTTTCTTAATTTCACCATCGGTTTTAATTGCTAAGTAATCATTAACTGTACTAAATATGATTTTACTATAATCTGTACGCTCAAGTTCATAACTTGTAAGAGTCATCCACCATTCATTAATCTCATTCATTTTATCAATGAGAGATTTATTAATAATGATTGTTACACCATCAGTATTTGCAGAAATTACGTGTATGCCTGATAATTCATATGCTTCTATTAACATCATAAGAGATAATTCTCCTGTAATGGTAGTAAACATTGTTAATTGTCTATCATATACCCAATTTTGCATATCAGAAGATTTCGGTTTTGTTATCCTATAGGCTTTTTATCCTATAGTTCTTACAGTTCTTTTTCCTGTAAGCCCAGCATATATTTTCATCCCTAAGGATGTCGGGCACTCGTGGCGGTTTATATTCTATTATCATCATCTATCACTTCAGGTGTTTACACCTTCCTCCATCATGTGATGTTACGAGGCTTGATGATAATAATAGTTTCACCCACTATGCGTTACACTGACATAAGTTTGTTAATTCTTATGTTTAGCACGGTATTAGGAGTCACACCCTTCACCGTTTTTGCCCAATTTTTCAACATGAATTACTTCATGAAGTGGCTGATTGCTAAATATCAGTCCTTTATAAGATTTATTAGTTTTACAAGCTTTATTAATATTTCCAGAACTCAAGAATTTTAATGGTTTATTCATACGTTCTTGATTAAATCTTCCATTTATAGGAAGATTATTTTGTTCTGTCAAAGACCATTCTTCAAGATCTTTACTACTTCTAAAGCACATAAGAAAATTATAATTTACATCATACACGTACACTTCTGGGGAAGCTATTCTTCTTTGTTCTCCTTGGTCTTTCCATTTTTTAAGAACTTTTTCAGATTTAGTCTTTTTTATATTTTTTAAATATAAACACTCTCCTTTAATACCTTTATTCCAAGGAATGTGTCCTTTTATAAAATTAGACTGTATTTCTCCAGTTGCGTATTTTTTCTTCATTGTAGCTGCTCTCTTTAATATTGTCTCATTAGACATATTTGGAGTGCCTGATGCAAGAGGGTTAATGTTGTATAGATTTTCTTTTTCTTCTTTATCTATCCAATATTGTTCTCTTTCAAGAGTAGTTGATTTTTCTGTATTTTCTATAATAGAAGCATAGAAACTAGTTTCACCATATTTATTAAAAGCATGTTGTAAGTAGGAATTTTTATGTTTCCCTACTCTTAACATTGAAATATGATGTTCTATTCTTTTTATTACTCTCATTGTAGAAGATCCAATATATACTTTATTAGTAATTAGATTTTCTAATACATACACCCCAGGTTTTTCTAAAGAACATCCATGTGCAATTATAATTTCCATAAGTATTTTTTACAAATATACTTAAACTTTCAATCAATTCAAAGAACTATTTTAATATTTAACAACTTTTAACAACCATAAACACTATTAACAGCTAATTTTAAAGCTCCAACAATCCCTCTGATTCTTTTATCCTTTTTAGCCAAAGGTTTAAGTTCTAATCGTCTATCAAACATTTGTTTGTAGCCTCTTAAGAATTCTTTCCCTAAATGTGCAGGATAACGACCATTGTTAATGATAATAGCAGGATAATATGAACTTACATCCCAATCAATGATTAAATAATCATCATCTTCCTTAAATATTTTAGGAGTGTTAACAGAATGAAGTCCACCTCTTGCAAATGTATAAGTATTACCATAAAAATGTAATTCTTCAAGAAATTCATCTTGCATTTTCATAGTTCGTTTCTGTATATCCTTATAAAACTTTGTTAATTCAGGAGTTTGAAACACAACATACTTTGCAATACAATTTTTAACTTCAATACTTTTTCTAAATGTTCCTTTTTTGGGAAGTTTTTTATAATCTATTCTTTTTTCCTGACAATAAAACTTCTTAATCATTTCATCACCAATTTTACTATCAGAATAATTTAGACAAGAAATATTAAATTCCTCTTCTATATCCAACCTAAGTTCCACCTGATTATTTCCTTTATATAAAGGATGTTCAGTGTTCCCAATAGTAATGTTATAAAAATCATAGGTAGCCATAACATCATTCTTACAATACTTTTTAGTTTGTATAACTTCTTCAAGAGTCATATCAACTTTAGTATGATGTATAGGCATTTCTTCTATGTTCTCAAAATCCATTTCAAATTCAAGTCTTTTAAGACTAACCATTCGATTCTTGTTTGAATAATGATTTATTTCAAAAACATCTAATATTTTAAAACTTAAATTATTTTCTCTGTATTTTGGTAAAACGTTATACTTACTATCATTAATAGTGTCTTGTGCTATTTGAGAAATTTTAGAACATATTTCAAGTCCTGTCAAACTATGCCATTGATCACAGTTCCTAAATATATATTCTAAGACTTGACTATCGAATCTTAACCCATTATACGTTACAAAGTAATGATCTTTTTTTTGTTCAAAAAAGATTACCATATTATCTAATGTGTTTTTCCATCTACTAACCTCAAAGGTATGATATTTATCAGTTTGAGGATCGTAACAAACACATAGAAAATACTCTAACAATGTTTCTATATCTGTAATTATAACTTTCATCTTTCTATTTTTAATGTTTTTAAATAAGTATTTCTTTTTATAGAAGTCGTTATTGCATTAATACTAATATTTAATATATTTGCCAAAGATTTAGAATTAATAGTTCCTATATATCTATGAAAACAATCATAAATTTTATATTTACCATTATATAATTTAATATGATTAAATATATTACTCCAATATATTTTTACATCTTCTATTGACTCATTTTCATCAAGAAATATAAATTTACTAGAAATTGAATCAATTAAGTTTTTTTTAAAAAACTTTATATTCATTTTTCTATGAATATTAGGAGCTACAGTATTAAAATGTTCAGCACATTTATATAAATCAGAAAAACTTTGATAAAACTCTCCATAAAGAGTATATGCCATAACTTTTCTTTTTATTGCTGAATGACTCATTTTTACTTTAGTTTCATTAGAAACTGCACACTTTCCTTCAGGACAAGTAGGATCAATGTTGTATCCATATTTTCTATTATGTGTATCTAACATGTTACACCAATAATTTTCTTGTGAATAAATATACTTAGAGTCGCATTCTTCAAGAGTTTCAAATATAAAATTTTCTTCTTTGTATTTATTAAAAGAATTTTGTAAATGAACATTATCATGAATGCCGACTCTAAGTTTCCATTTATGCATACATAATCTATTATATAGATCTTTTGTCGCACCAATGTAAATTTTATTTGTAATTATATTTTGAATAGTATAAACTCCTGAAATTTTCTTCATAATGATATTGTCTTAATGATGCAAATATACAAAATGTAATTGAGACTATCAAACAAAAGTCAATTAATGTCATTTTGTTTATAAGGATAATGTTCTCCACTTATTTCATTCGTTTTAGAAGTTTAACATAATTTTCATCTGCTGCATAATTCTTTCCTAAATATGCATAATACTTATTCTTTGTATTTAGCTTATGAATTATTCTATCTTGCCATAATTTATAATCCTGAACAGAACTCATCCAATTAGAATACACAGAATGCCCTCTATTCTCCCCTGTAGCAGTAGTTTTTCTCTTACGTGGGAGTTTCATGCCAAATAGGTTATGGTTCTCTCTAAAGATCTTAGATTTGAAATGAGAAGATTCTAATTTAGCTTGAGCAAAAACTATTTCTGGGTATTTAATCTCCATTGCAATAATATATGCATAGAGATTATTTTCTGAAAATATAACATTTTCATATTTCTTTATTTCCTGCACATTTAAATGTTTTACAGAAAAAAGAATAAACAGTATTGTTATTGCTATTGCTTTCATAGACAGTTTAATTAAGACCCCTATTCTTATATAAATAAGAACAGGGATCTATTACAAAGATAACGATTATTTTGATAAAAGTGAACGTAAAGTTTCAATATCATTAGAAGCAATAAGTAAATCCTTCTTAATAGAAGTTAAATATTTCTTATATATTTCATGTTTATATGAACCTCCATCAGCTTTAATTTTTTCAATCATGATTGAAATAATCAATCGCTGTTCTTGTCTACCAAGATCATTAGTAACATCTCTAAGATCTGTAATATAATCCAGCACTTTTACAGCTAATTGTAAATTAAGGATTTTAAATTGTCCTTTCTTTATAACTTTTGGAATTGATGATCCTCCTACACGACTTGCTGTTACAATGCCTGTATGTAAAAGTTCTGCTAATATAGATCGTTCTATATTATATAATTGATATAACCTTTTTAATTCTTGATATGAAGGTTTATAATATCCCCAACTAGTAATATAATCTTCCAATACCCAAGGTTTAGAAGTAGTATTAACTTGAGCTATTCGTTCAATTAATTCTTCTAACGAATTTACTTCCATTTCTATATATGGAATATCAAGTTTTAATCTCAAAGCAGCAATATACAAATGTTGCCCATCAATAATATACCAAGCTGGTCCACTAGGAAGAAATTTTACATGTGCTACTAATACAGGTCTGATAAACATACCAAAATCACGAATAGATTCTGCTAATTTACTAACATGTGCAGGATTTATTGGTCTATTTATACCTGCTAATATTGCAAATCCTTTTTTAGAATTTACATCTAACCATTTCCAAGAGTTCTTTTTCATTTTGCTTTAAGTTGAATTTGCTTTAAGTGATGTTAAATCCTTCACAATAATGAAGAAATTCAATAAATTGTTTTACATTTAAAATTGTAGTCTTATGAGAAGGATAATATATTTCTCCATCCTCACATATAATTGGATTTAGTAAAACTTGTCCTATAGGATATTCCTTGTTTAATTTAGTTGTTATATCATTATTATAAACAAAATCATTAAACATATCTCTCCATGTTCCAGAATTTACATATACAAGTTCAAGATCAGAATAGTTTAAATTCTTAACATATTCTACCATTCCATTTGCTAACTTGTCACATTGTTCTTGGTTTTCAAGACCTGCACCATCATTATATCCCCAATATTCGGTGTTATAATTAAGCTTTTGATCTTCTATAACCTTTTCACAAATAGCGAGTATAGGTCTCCAATCCCAATAACTGCGATTGAAGACATACTCACTATTTTTTCCAATTATGGATACACTCATAACTCTTCGAGTGTTGAAAAATCATCAAAGAATTCCTCATAATCTTCAACAGGAAATCTTATAACAACTTTTTGTTCTCTAAATATAGGAATTACTTCATTTTCTTCTATTGTAGCATCTATTTCTAACATACCACCATATTTAGAAAGAATCTCATTTAGATCACGTAATGTTATGTCTCTAAGAGTATCAAGTTCATCTCCTTCATCAAAATATCCAATATCATGATGTTCAGCCATTATATTCTGTTCTTGATCAATTATTAGAAATTCAACAGGATATCCATTCTTTATGGTAAATGTTTCTATATCTTGAGGAAGTTTATCTAATGCCCACACCTCAACACATTCCTTAGGAGTTCCTATATGAATAGTATTCATAAATAACATACCCTTTTCAAGAACTAATGGTTTATAATTAGCTAATACAAGTTCTGCTGTTGTATACATAGTTAAAATCCTAATTTAGTTAAAAAGACTTCGTTTGCTATCACTTCATAAAATGCTCCAGGAAGAATCTTACATATAAATTCTTCTTCTGCTTTAAATGCTTCTTTTCTAAAATTTAGAAATTCCTTTAGAGACATAATTTCTTTTTTCATAGGTTAGTTTGTTAAATGTTATACTTGTGAGAGCTCTTCCATATTTTTTAAATACATCATCACAACCTAATATATATAAGATTGCTAAAAATGGTAGAGACAATACAAATAAACATATTGATACTACTCCTGCGAGAATTAATGGTAATCTTTTCATTGTTTTTTGGGTTTTATAAGGTTAAAAAAATGTTTGAAACGGTATTAAATTTTTCATTTTATATTATTTTAGGGTTTCAACTTCATATCTAATTCCAAAATCAGGATATATAAGCGTAATTATATACGCATATCCTTTTATTTTAGGAATGGTTTCTGTAACTACAACATATACACCATCCTGATCAAGAGTTTCAAACAAATAACTGACTGTATTAGCAGTTTCTTTAATTTGTTCAATCGTTATAATGTTCAATACAATAATCTTTTTTGCATATATTACATATGAACGATCCGCAATATTAGTAACAATCCCAATATTTATATCTTTAGGATTATCCCAATTCCATTCTTCACGATTTTCATTCCACACTCCAATTGTAGCGTGAAAGGCTCTGTAATTATTTACTTGTCCTACAACCATTAACGGGAGAACAAACATTGCTATTATCAATAATTTTTTCATTATTTCAGTATTAATAATACAATGAGAAGAATTATTATTGCAACCATTCCATAAAATGTTAAGGCTGCAGAAGCTTCATATCTATCTTTGCTCATCTTATAATTATTTAATCCATTCATCTATACCAATATCAATGGCATGAATTATGGAAATTTTAGGATCGTCTTTTATTGCAAACAAAGCAGAGGCTACTACCTCTGCCATTAATCCATGTTTTTCTGCTTCCATTAAACAGAAATGTATATGATTGATTTCTTCTTCTATCATAACTTTTCGTATATTTCGTGTGAACATAGTCCTGCTGACCACCAACCTATAAATAAAGTGTAAAATACGAACCAACCTTGCTCTGCAAGTACACTTCGATAAGAATTTGTCCATATTATACCAATTAGACTTAACAAGAAAAATAGTCCCATAAATATAAATATAAATGAGAGAATTGCTATTAATGTTTTCATTTGTTTTTGATTAGATTTTAAAAAAGATTCACCCTCAACACATAGTCTGTGTATATTGGGTGAACCCAAAATTTCTTATAATGCTATTAACCTATTATAGGCTTTTAGCCTTTTCTTTTCGTTGTGACTTTTTCTTTCCCAATACCTTGTATCAAAGTCTTGGGATTGTTCTTTTTCAGGAAGACGTGAACTTTCACATCTATAATCCTTCAGGCTCAACACTTGCGTGGAACCTGTATTACTATTTGCTATTACTGTTTTCATTTGTTTTTGGGTTTGGTTTAAGTTTAAATCAGCCAAATGTCCTTATTATTTAGACATTTGGCTGTATATATTTTATTAATCTCCCATATCTACAGAATACATCACTCTGTAAATAGGATCTACATATAAACATGAACTACCACTCCTATTACTATATGCTTTTTGAAAGATAAAGTAATCAGGAATTTGTATGCCAGAATTCAACCAACCAAGATGTTTACAATCTTGATTGAAAAGATCATCATATGCCTCAGTATAAGAAGCATATGATGATTTTACCAAAACTTCAAGAATATTTGTCATATTAATTAATATAACGTTCTCGTACATAATAGACACAACGATAATTACCGTAATGTGAACGGTAATATATAGCAGATAATCCTTCTGAAGGACTATAATATAAATCCTTACCATCATATTCTTTTAACTCACCATTAATGTCCTCAATAACATTAGTTGGGTTTATCCGTAAAAGACTTTTTCTGCAATATTCAAAGGCATCTGTTTTCAATGCAAATAATACATTGGTAAAACTGCCATCATTGCAGTCTAAATTAGTGGATACAACTTCATATACGTTATTCATAATATTTGTTTTATTGGGTTTGTTTCTATGTGTTGAATCGAACAACAAATGCTATATAATATAGCACTATTCCAAATCAAGAATAAAGTAATGATTCAATATATTTCTACATTGAATCATTACTAAATATAACTGAGTTTTATTGAATTCAGTCTTCTCTGACTCTCCATAAACTTAATGGTTAGGACCTATTCTGTCATAAATCCAATTACAAGAGCTCTCCCTATTATTTGTACATGTACACCCCAAAAGAGCAAAGGGTAAAATCAATCAAAGCAACATTTAAATATTATTTAGGTATATTAACAGACATAGATTGATCTTCTCTACAATTTATAGAGCCTCCAATAATCCAATCATCTGTATCACAACCTGGCATATATATTTCATGTAATCTAACTGCTGCTTCATCATAACTATTAGCAACTATTATAATTACTTCATTATAATGCCTTGACCAAAATGTATATATTTTTAACATGATTTCTATAAGTTAGTTTGTTAAATAGTCTCCCCTCACCTATTAAGGATATTGAGAAAACTCAAAGATTTTAGAGATAAATAGTATTAGTAGCTGTAACCCATTTACCATGAGTAAATATCTCATGATTAACTGAATATTTAGCCTCTTCTAATGTTATATCTTCAACAATGTATTGAGCAAGGTGTTTCTCACCTTTAATATTAACCCATACGTCTGTAATTAGTTTACCTTTCATGATTAATAAGTTTTGAGTTTGAGCATCTTATAGACCTAATCCTATATACATAGAACTAACAGCATTATCTGTTATGCACTCAATTTAAGCAAGAAACACATCCCTATTCATTATCCTTTATATACAAAGGAAGAGAATTCACCCTCACCATATCTCTATGTATATTGGGTGAATTCAAATAGATTATTCCAATTCAATTTTATCAAGAAATGAAATAGGAAGCTGAATATATTCTCCTTTAATATCAGTAAAAGAGAAATGAGTAGTATCTAATGATACAGAAATAGCACTTGCAATATCAACAGTGTACACCATATTACCAATAGTATATACACGCATTCTAAGTTTAGTTTTCATGACTAATGTTATTTGAGTTTGAGCTACCATGCACTCCTTGTATTTATCATTGTTTATACTCTATGAAAGGAACATAAAGAGTTAAAAGTAATAAAGAGCCAACACTACATCTCTGTAGCATAAGTCAATACTTTCTATCTGAAAATATATTCTCTCTATTGTATTAATGTGTATTCGCTTAACACATCAATATTTGACTTTGCGAATGTTTTAAACAGTCTATACACCTCTACCAATTGAATAGAGGTGTATGCTGTTCTTCTGTCTTTGCTGCCTGACTCCTATTAAGGTTTAGAGGAACATCCTCATTGTGTGTTAGCGCACACCTCGGTTTGTTTTAGGACATAAATATAATCTAATTACTACTATCGTTAGTTCAAGATTTATGTAATTTGATTAGTAAAGTTTTTATTAATAAGCTATATTCAGAGCATTCAAATGTGGAATTGATTAGATTTTAATCCACATCAGCAATATCTTCAACAGACCAATCAATTGGTCTTGAATCATTCCAATATGTGAATGGTGGAAGTTCTTGAATATCTCTGTTCTTATTAGTTGTCTCCAACCTAATAACAGAGTGTTGATTTTCATGAGAGCCTTCAATAGCTCCTGAGTAATATCCTGCTGGTATTTTACCATTTGCCTTGGCTGTATTTATTAATCTCGTACCATAGAGATATATAAGATTTTTCATTGTAATGGGTTTTTGAGTTTGAGCTACCATGCACTCCTGTTATTTAGAACTGTTTATACTCTGTTCAAGGAACATTCAGAGTTTCAAGCGGTAAATCTCATTATTATATTAAGGAAAGAATATATAAATATATTATACAAGAGAGAGAAAGAATAAATTCTTTTCTTATTGTAATGCTATATCTTTCCAACTTTTTTCAAACAAACGTTCTTTCAAAGAGCGTTGTTATTGAGGAGAGGGTTATTCCCCTACCTATTATGACATCATTATGATATCATTTTAATATCAAACATTGATTTGTTAGAAGAATATATGTTTCCTTCTAACAAATCAATAGTTTTTCAATTCCTTATTTAAAAATGGTTGCAATACCCCGCCCAAATGTGACATTATCACCCACCCTTATATATGGAAAAGGAAAGCCTCTTTCGAGGCTCTCCTAAAGACTAGACTCCTGCTACCGAATGGTAGTCACTAAGATTGAAGGCTTTCACCACAATCTTACTCACCTCAATCCAACCTGCGCTTGGTAGTCCAACAGAAAGTCTTGGAGTAATTGCTACTCCCTTTTCATTCTTATCAATGTAGTAGACCTCTAAGCCTACTACTTGGTCTTCGCTAATCTTATTCTCCCTAAAGAGTTTAGATAGCCTCGGAGACATTGTTACATTGACCATTTTCTTCTCCTTCTTCAGGAGGATGGTGCACCGTGTAGCGTCGGTCTTGCTCAACTTAACGAAGAACGAAGTCCAATCAGGGAACATAGTCTTAATAGTGCCTAAGACTTTCAGGGTGTTGTCACGGGTTTCTGCGTCGTAAATTAACGCATTCACTAAAGCAATTTCTTCTGTGTTCATAGTTTTGTTTTTATTTGTGTGGAGTATGAGTTCAGGGGAGATACTCCAACTCTCCCAAAGATAGGTGGAGTTGTAATTGGTAGTAACCTCCTCTCACAAATACAAGGGGGGCTTCAAATTTAAAATTTCAAAGGGGGAGGGAATAAAAACGTCCCCACATTTAAAATTTTTTATTGCATACGAAGGATAAATTGTCTTCCTTGTTGATAAAGATCTTATGTCCTTTATATAGGATATAAAAATTTAGGGCATAATATAGCATTCACAATAAATAATAATATTAGTTATAAAATAAATTTTATGTATCTTTGTGCTTATTAATTACATTATGACCAACAAGATTATATTACAGAAGCTAAAGAAGGAGGCAGAAGATAAGTTTGCCCTTGCACAGGATTATTATAGTGTGCTTTCTGTGCTTAATAAATTACATCTCACGGAGAGAGAAATACAATTGGTGGCGTTTGCTGCTATAAGGGGAAATATTTCTTATGCTAATATTAGGGAAGATTTCTGTAAGAAGTATTCTACAAGTTCTCCTACAATAAATAATATTATTTCCAAGCTTAAACGTCTTGGTGTGTTTATTAAGGAGGGGAATAAAGTGAGGGTTAATCCTGTGATAGTGCTGGATTTTGAAAAGGATGTTGTTTTAGAAATAAAATTGACGCATGGAGAAGCCAGTAAGTCTATCAATTAAGGAATGGCTTATTCGTAAGCTCTCTGTGAAGATGATGATTTCTGAAAGGATAATTGAGGAAGTGGTTAATCATCAGTTTAACGTGGCACGTAGTGCTTTGGACACAAACGATAGTCTTGAGTTTTCTGGATTTGGGAAGTTTTGGTTTAATAAGAAGAAGGCAGGATATAAGGTGAAGAGTCTGCTTTTACAGAAGAAGAATTGTGAGGATATTATTTCAAATCTTGACAGTTCAAGCCAGAAGAAAAAGGCTGCAGAATTAAAACTAATTTCAACAACAAAGAATATAGAATTATTAAAATCAAAACTCCATGAAGATTAATGAATTATATGAAGGGTGGAGAAACAAATTAATTCCTCCTTCTGATATAAAGGAATTAATAGGTGTTGTAGGGAATGAGAGAATGGAAATGTGCAATGCGTGTGAACATCATTCCAAACATTTAAAATCCTCTATGCGTCCAGATGATTATTGTACACGATGTGGATGTACATTGAGTGCTAAAACCAAATGTCTTTCTTGCAAATGTCCTATGGATTATTGGAAGGCAGTGTTAACGAAGAAACAGGAACACGAAATAACACAAGACGATGATGAAAAAGAAGAATAACCAAGTGGTATTACAGAAGATTCCTTTGGAACCATTTATAAAAACGCTCGAAGAACTCTATCAGGAGGGGGCTAATTACGTTGATATTGTAGGAATTGCCAATCAAGATCAGGATGTAATGAACCTTATTGTTAGAGTGGAATATATGGACCCAGAAGTGGTAGGATTTATTCCTGAAGGCGAAGAAAATATTTTATCAGATGACGACATAAACCAACTAATATGACAAATAACCAAACTACACAAGACGCAATGATGTTAATAGAGAGGTTGGCAGCATTATGTGCCACACCAGGAATTGACGAAACTACACAAAAAATAGCTAATTCACAGATTCAAACGCTTCTACATTCTATTATAAAGGATGCTGTAGCAAAACTCTCTGCAAAGGGTGCAGGAATTATGCTGTAAATTATGAAAAAGACACAACCTTATAATAAGGTGATAAAGGTGATAGAGGCATTACATGCTAAATATCCCAGTTATAATATGGGAAAACATTTATCTACAGCATTAGATGGGTATGATCTTTGGTCTTTATCAGACAAAGAGATGTTGTTTGCCCTAACCAAATATAGTGCTGAATTAGAGTTTGATATTCCTCATGAAGACAACATAGAACTTATTATAAAGGATGGGATGAATCTTAATGCATTATTAAAGGAAGACCTATATGGCGAAGACTACGAATAAAACTACATATATTAATACGGAACTTGATTGGGCTGAAGAACAACTCTCCTCTTGGAAAATGTATGTGGATGCAAATCCATTACACACATTAAAGGATAGAATTGAATGGAAGCCAACAGCTAAAGGAGGATTGCTTCCTATGGTGATTGCCTCAATTGAGAGTCAGGGAAAGTTTATACAGGAAACAATGAAAAACTATCTTGCCCTTCTTGAGGTGGTAGATAATCTACGTAAGAAGGAAGAAGCAAAGATAGAAGTGAGAGGTGGTGTAGGACTAGGTTCTATGGCTGAAGACTTCTTAAAGAGTAGAAAATGATATTAGAGACTATAGATTATAAAGATTGGTTCATAAATCAAAAACGAATTCCAGATAGAGAGTCAGATGAACATAAAGCGTTCTTTGAATTTCATAAAGAATTATGTATAAATGGGTTTATGATGAATGGGGTATATATAAACCCCTTCTTATATTGGCATTTAAATATTTGGCATACAGAGGTTGATATTATAGATGAGCGAGGAAGAATAGCACAGAAATATGCAAATCCGTTATTAAGAGATAATGAATGGATTGTCACAAACGAGATAGATAGGGCACATCAAGAAAGGAAAGGATTAGTTATTCTTGGCATTAGACGTTTTGCAAAGAGCGTTATTGAGGCTTCATATATAGGATGGGGAGCCACGTTTGATGAGAACTCCCAGAATATTATAGCTGGTTTGAATGCTCCTGACATAAAACTAATTACAGACAAACTTGATAAAGGATTAAACTTTATTCCTGAAGCCTGGAGATGGCAAAGAGTTGAAGATAATTGGAAAAATCAGGTTACACTTGGTATTAAAACAAGAGCAGGTGAACGTATTCCTTTTTCACAGATACTTATTCGAAATCTTGATGAAGGTAATAATGAAGAAGCTATTGCTGGTACAAAACCCAGAAAACTTATAATAGATGAAATAGGAAAAGGAAACTTTTTAAGAGGTTTCCAAGCTGCTGTTCCTGGTTTCACCACACCTTATGGATGGGGATGTTCTCCAATCCTTACAGGAACAGGTGGTGATATGAAGAGATTTATGGATGCTAAGAGTCTTATGTTCGATGTTGACAATTTTAATTTTCTTACTTATAATAACAGCAAGGATGAAAATAGGGTACATGGATTATTTCTATCGAATAAATATAGGATGGAGGCTAAAGAGCCTTCTACGCTTGGAGCATTTTTGGAATCAGATACAGGCAGTCCTTTGTATGATGTACCTATGTTGGTATCTAATGAAGAGAAAGCTGCACAGATTACAGACACAAATCTGGAAAGATTAAAGAAAGCTGGAGATCGTATAGCTTATTTAAAAGAGAAAATGTACTATCCAAAAGAAGTGGATGATATATTTTTAAATGAAGACACAAACATTTTTGATATTGAGGCTGCTAAACGTCAGAAGTCCAAATTGTTACAACAAGAACGTACAGGAATTCCTGTAATCTTGTTTCAAAATGAAGGAGCAGTTTCACATGAGTTTACAGACAAGTTACCAATTACAAACTTCCCACTTAAGAATAGTGATAATAAGGATGCTCCAATTGTGATTTATGAGTTTCCTGTTGAGAGTCCTCCTTATGGATTATATACAGCAGGAGTTGACCCTTATAGACAAGGAAAGGCTGCATATAGTTCGTCCTTAGGATCTGTATACATATATAAACGTATGCATGATATAATGGGAGAAAAGTATCAGGATATGTTTGTAGCATCTTATTGTGCACGTCCTGATAAAAAAGAAGTTTGGGAAGAACAGGCAAGACTCCTTATTAAATATTATAATGCAAGAACTCTATGTGAGAATGATGATATTTCCTTCATAGAATATATGAAGGCTAAAGGAGATTCTCACTATCTTGAAAAACAACCTGAATGGTTATTAGAGATTGTTCCTAACACTACAGTTAAACGTGAGTTTGGATTACATAGAAGTGCACAAAAGATTATTGATTATTTGCACAATTGTTATAAAAAATATCAGGAAGAAACTGTATATAAGGAAACTGATGAGAATGGTAAGGTTATAAGAGAGGTAATAGGAGTGAGTAGAATTCTTGATCCTGTATTATTAGAAGAAACCATTCAGTATAATGATCAGGGAAACTTTGACCGTATTGTTGCAGCAGAACTAGCTATAGCTCAAGCAATTAAGATGGACCCTATTATGGGTAGAGTAGGGGGGAGTGGTGATGGACGAATAAAATCTCTATCAGCAAACCGAGCTAAGAACCCATTGTTCACAGAATCACGAGGATTATTTAATAGAAAAAAACAAAAATTATTTACATAATGGCAATCATTAGATATACAAAAGACGCTACCATACGGTATGCCTATCTCAATATTTTTCCTGATCAGTTTAAGACTGACAAAGAAAAACAAGATGAGAGTTGGGTGAAAAACACTATGGATTACTTTTCAAATAAGGCTTATGCCGAATATGTAAAGAACAGGGACACCTTCGTTAAGAATTACGATCTTATGAAGGGGATTCTTAGAATGGAAGATTTTTACCAAGAGCCTGAGGTTAAGAGCTTTACAGAAATGTTACAAGCAGATCTTGAACTTCCTGCATATGTAAAACATTATTCTATAATTACTACTCCTATAAATGAATTGATTGGGGAAATATCAAAAAGACCTGATACATTTAGGGTGAAGGCATTTGATGATGATAGTCAGTCTGAAGAATTAGAATTTAAAACACAGATTCTTCAGGAGTATGTGCTTCAAGAAGCTAAACAAAAGATTCTTGAAAAGGCAGCAATGGAAGGAGCTGAAATTTCAGAAGAAGATTTACAGAAACTAACAATGGAGGAAGTTAAGGATGAATTAGATTCTTATACATCTGTTGCAGAAAAATGGGGAAATCATGTCTTAACTTGTCAGAAAGCTGAATTTAATTTAAAAGAAAAGAGTGAAGACACCTTTAGGGATCTTCTAATTTCAGCCAGAGAGTTTTATCATATCTATGAGGACAATTCAAAACTTGGATTTAACATAGAAGTGGCTAACCCTAAGAACACTTGGTTTCTTACAACACCTGATAGGAAATGGATTTCAGATCCAACAGGTAGAGCACAGGGAGCCTATGCTGCTGGTATGGTGCAAGTTATGGAACTTTCAGAAATTATTGAAAGTATTCCAGATCTTACTAAGGAAGAAATAGATCACTTACGTTCTTCTCTTCAAGACTATGGACTTATAAATGTTCGTGAATCCAATCTTGGAAATCCAGATGTCACTCCTGGTACAGATTCTGTAGTGTATGATACTTTTGATCCACTTGTTTTACAAACAAGAATGATGATTGAAAGTGAAATGAAAGAGAACAATGATGGACTTAAAGACTTCTTAGGATTAACATCAAATGTTTCTTCCTTTGGATATAAATATGTAGTGGTAAGAGGCTATTGGCTTTCTAAAAAGAAAATAGGTAAATTGATTTATGAAGATGAAATGGGAAATGAGCAATCAATTCTTGTTGATGAAAATTATAAATCAGGAACTATCCCAACACAACAAAGTCTTGAATGGGGATGGATTAATCAATGGTATCAAGGAATTAAAATTGGTCCAGATATCTATCATATTAAACCATTTAAACTTCTAACCTATTGTCCTATTATAGGAACAACGTATGAAGTGAAGAATACAGAAGCCAGAAGTCTTGTTGATCTCATGAAACCTTTTCAGGTGATATATAATGTATGTATGAATCAACTTTACAAACTTCTTGAAAAAGAAATAGGAAAGGTGTATTTAACATCTATTAGACATATTCCTGTTCCAAAAGATGGAGATGCACAAGATGCATTAGATATGTGGGAATTAGAAGCACGTAATAGAGGAGTAGTATTTATTGATGATAGTCCTGAGAATTTAAAAAGTCCATCAGGGTTTAATCAATTTAGAGATATAGATTTAACCAGAACACAGGAAATCCAATCTCGTTATACATTAGCACAACAAATGAAGAATGAGTGTTGGGAACTTGTAGGTATGTCTAAACAGCGCATGGGCTCCATCTCAGCGAGTGAATCTGCTACAGGGACCAATACTGCCATGCAACAAAGTTATTCGCAGACAGAGCCTCTATTCGTTGCTCACGAGTATGTATTAGGGCAATTATATCAGGCAGTTATTGATGCTGCCCTTTATGTAGAAAGTAGTAAGCCACAATCAACCCTTTCATATATTACATCAGAAGGAGAATCTGCATTTGTACAAGTGAATGGTTCAGATATTAGATTCCGTGATCTTAAAGTATTCTTAACAAATCGTCCTGAAGATACACAAATGTTTAATGAGTTACGTCAACTCTCACAAGCTGTTATTCAGAATGGTGGATCACTCTATGATATCATTGAACTTTATTCTACCAAATCAACAAGGGCAATGAAAAAAACCTTTAAAGGTTTGAGAGACAGACAGATAGCTGTACAAGAACAGCAACAACAACAAGCACAACAGCAGTTGGAACAACAGCAACAACAGGCACAGGCACAATTACAACAGCAAGCACAACAACATCAGGAGCAAGTTGCAAATGATAATTATCAGAAAGAACTTGATAGAATTAGCAAAAAAGAAATTGCTATTATTCAGGCTACAGGATTTGGTAAGGTGGAAGGTGAAGATGCTAATAATAATGCTATCCCTGATGTACTTGAAATGAGTAGACTTGACAATGATTTGAATAAAGCTTCGAAAGATTATCAACTTAAAATGTCAGAAATTCAATCAAAGAATTCTCAAGCTCTACAGAAATTACAATTAGAAAGAGAACGATTACAAGTAGATCGTGAAAATCAAGCAAATGATCTTGCTATTGCAAGAGAAAACGCAAAGGGTAGAGCAAAATCTGCAAGTAAGAAAAAATAATTAATGCTATATTATCTACAAAAATAAGCATTTTGTCAATCAAATTTGTTAATTGTAATTAGAATTGTTATATTTTTACATTGTAAACCAATATTTTTAAAATAACTACATATGGCTGATAATTTAGATAGTCCATCATTTGGAAACTTTAGTATTGAAAATACTATGGAAATGGGATTAGGAAACGCTGAACTCTTAAATGACTTAATGAGTCCAGAAACTTCCACAAGTAATCCTGATGAGGTAAAACCTATTATTAAGGAAGTGGAAGACACAATTGACCCACCTAGTAATAAACGCCCTAAAGGCAAAGAGATTGTTCAAAAGATTGAAGGTGAAGAAGAAGATACAAGTGGTCAGAGTCTTATTTCTAATTTCTTAGGAGATGATAATGAGGAAGATGAAGAAGATCTTGTAATTACAAAACCTTTACCTAAGACTGAAGAATCTGAAGAAGAAGAAGAACAAGTTTCTCAATTCACTGCACTATCACGAGATCTTTATAAACTAGGTGTCTTCACTAATGAAGATGATACGGAAGAAGATACACCTATTAATACTGCTGAAGATTTTCTTGAAAAATTTAATGCAGAAAAGAAAAAAGGTGCAATTGAAGTGGTAAATAATTTCATTGCACAATTTGGTGAAGACTATCAAAATGCATTTGATGCCATATTTGTTAAAGGAGTAAATCCTAAAGAATATTTTGGTGTATATAATAATGTAACAAGTTTTGCAGAATTAGATCTTACTGATGAAATGAATCAGACCATTGTTCTGAAACAAGCATTAACTGACCAAGGGTTTGAACCTGAGGATGTTACAACAGAAATTGAACGACTTAAAAATTATGGTGACCTGGAAACAGTAGCAATAAAACATCATAAGGTCTTAGTTAAAAAAGAAGCTGCTAAACTTCAACAAATGGAAGCTGTTGCAGAACGTGAATTGCAACAAAAGACAACATACAAGAATCAATACATACAAAACGTTCAGTCTATCATTCAAGAGAAACTGAAAACAAAAGAGTTTGATGGTATTCCTATCAATCCAAAATTAGCAAGTGAACTACAAGACTTCCTGTTGGTGGATAAATATAAAACCGCATCTGGAGAAACGTTGACCGATTTTGATCGTGCTATTTTGGAAATGAAAAGACCTGAGAATCATGCAACGAAAGTAAAACTTGCTCTGCTTCTTAAAATTTTAGAAAAAGATCCCACATTATCTACTATCCAAAGGACAGGTGTTACAAAGAAGTCTAATGAGCTTTTCGGTGAAGTAGCCAGACAAGTAACAAAATCTAAAACAGGAAGTACTAATACACAGAGTAAACAGAATTCATGGTTCCAATAAATTAATAACAAACAAAAAGTAACAAAATGTCAATTCAAACTATCCCAGGATTAACTGGTTTTACCTACGCTAGGGTTGCCTCTATGGACAAACGTGCAGTAGGGAAACTTACAGATTCGAATCACTTGGAGTCATTCCACAGCACTGAACCAGCAGACTATGATAAGAAAATTATCAGTCTCTATACTCAGAGCTCATTGTACAGTAATGATTTCCTTGACATGATTAACAAAAGCACACCTTATTACATTGATAATAATAGTGATGCTTGGAAATGGCAAGTAGCCGTTCCTTACAAATTTCCTAAAATCATTGACATTCCTTCGTCAACTATCGCTTTACAAAAGCCAGGTGTTGATGGTCAGGAATTTCAGGTGGTATTGGACACTAACGAATTCTCAAAGAACGCTATTGTTTCTGTGGGTTCACGTCAGTATGGTCCTCGTTGGTATGTTATAAAAGATCCTATTCCTTGGAATATGGGTTATTTATACAGCTTTACGTTGGTTACTGATAATCCACAAGTAGATTTCGTAACTTCTACATTCTTACAAGTAGGTATCGAACTTGAAATGGTTGATGCTGCTATTGGTGAATTCGATCAGGATCTCTTAGGTCTTCCTCGTTTGGGTGAGCAAATCACAATGTTTGAATCTTTGGGTTCAGGTTATGGTTTCGAACACAAAATCACTGAATGGGCTGATGACAAAATGATGGTTGATGCTTCGGGCAAACCTTTAGATATTCTTGTCTATGCTCCTCAACGTAGGAATCAACTTCCTTTAACTCGTAATGATGTTAAATGGGAACCGTTTATTGAATTCTGGATGCGTAAGTCAATGCTTGAACTGAAAGTTAAGCGTATGATTTGGAGCAAACCTGGTACTGTTAAGACTAATGGTAGCAAACAGGAACTGAAACGTACGTCTGCTGGTGTTTATCATCGTATGCGTAATAACGGTAATCTTGTTCAGTATAACCGTGGTGAGTTCTCAGCAAATTTGATTCGTTCAGTATTTGGTGATCTTTTCTACAGGCGTGTTGATGTTAAAGACCGTAGGGTTAAAATGTATACCAATGAAGCAGGGTTTGATGTATTTCAACAGGCTCTTAAATCTGATGCTCTGAATTCAGGGTTGACGTTTATGGCTGATAGTGGAAATCGTTATATGCAAGGAGAAGGACAGCACATCACTTATAACTTTGCGTTTGATGCAATGGTTACTCGTGAAACTGGTCGTGTTGAACTTATTCACTTGAAAGAACTTGATCTTCCACAGTCAAACCTGGAATTTGGTCAGAATAAAAAATCAACTCCTGTATTTATGGTGTTTGATGTTTCTCCTATGAGCGATGGTTCATTGGTAAACAACATTCGTGAAGTCAGGATGAAAGGTGCTCCTTCAATGACTTGGGGATATATTGATGGAACTCGCCATCACTTAGGTTTTGCTAAATCACAGGGTATGAGTTCTGCAAATAAGTTCCCTGGATATGAGATTTGGATGAAAGACCGTTGTGATGTATTCATTGAGGATTTGTCTCGTACCGTTCTTATCGAAGAGATTCCTCAGTTCTAATAATACCACTTAGAGAATATTTTGAAAATCTCTAAGCCATTTAATTTACCGAGAAAAGCCCCCCTCGCCCCATCCCACCTAGAGGGGGGCTAATTCTCAAAACCAAACAAATAACTACATATGGGTAAAATAGGAAAAATTTCTACAATCAAACGAGATTATAGTACCTCTGGACTACAAACAATGCAAGGAGGATTATCGTTAAAAGGTCTTACAAGAATTCCTGGTACAGGAGTATTTAAGTATCCTTATAAAGAATTAGATGGTAAGTATAGAACAGGACTAGATCTTGACGCTGCTTATCTTAAAAGAATTGCTGATCCTATAGAACGAGAATTGGAGATGGACAGAATCAAAGCGTTACGAGCTAAATTACAATCAGCTCTTGGTGATGTAGATTTTGGTCCTCGTGCCTCTTTTTGGAACTATGGATTATCTACCTCCACAGACGATGTATTACACGTACAACCTGTTAAATTGATTGATGGTGATAATTTCTTTGATTTGGTTTCTCCATTACAAGAGTTAGCTTTTTCTTGGTTACGTGTTCATCCTACTATAGCTTCTAGTTATCAAGCTTGGGAACGTGGTGAATATCCTGCAGATACACAATTTTATGTTGCAGATGAAGAAATAGAAAATGCGATAGTCTTTAAGAAGAAACAATTAATCAATAAAGCTATAGCCAAGTTTGATAGTATGACTCCTGAAAAGAAGAAAAAAGTTGCAAGACTTCTGGGACTTCCTGTTTCAGATAATTCAACAGAGGAGTTTGTATACAATCAAGTAGATAATGTTCTGAAAGAGACTGAATTCAAAGTTGGTAAATACCAAGGACTTTCAACGGTTGAGGTGTTTAACAGGTTTGCAGACATGAAAGAAAATTTACTCCATATAAAAGATCTTGTCAAGCAAGCTATTATTCATTCCGTATATAGGGTTAAACCAAGTGGTAAAGTCTATGAAGGTGAATATGAAATAGCTAAAGACGAAGATGACCTTATTAAATTTCTTGCTGATGATGATAATCAAGATCAATTGATTACATTGGAAGGAAAATTAAAAACAAAGAAAATTGCGTCTATTTAATATTTATTATCATGGCAACAATTAAGAAAGCTCAAAGGGGTACAACTATTAGTGGGTTACCCACTGCAGATAGTACTTTTACAAAAGCATTGGGTGATACCACTAAATGGAAAAATATACCTAAACAAAGTAATCCTATACCAAGTAGACTAAAACCTAAAAGTGCTCCAGTTTATAAAGGTAAAGCATTAAAATGTGGTGGTAAGGTTTCTAAAAAGAAAAAATAATGATACCTGTAGATAGTTTATTATACAAGATAGATCAGAAACTAAATAAGCTATCTACTAATGATCATCAACAGATTCAGCTAGAAGATAAAATCTTAGCTTTAAATGAAGCACAGATTAAATTAATAAAGCAAAAGGTTGATGGAATTAGTGTGGTAAGCGGTATGGGATTTGATGCGTTTAAAAAACGTTATGAAGACCTACAAAGTTTAGTCATTAATTATAACCATCAACCTCTATCTTTAGCAATTAAAGATGTAGAGTTGAATCAATGGGTAGCAAATGTGCATACATTAGTTCCTCAATATATGTTCTATATAGATTCATATATTTTAGCAGATAAAGGAAGATGTAAGAATAGAAAAATTTGGATTAATAGAGATCTTGCTAAACATGGTGATCTTCAGTTTATTCTAAATAATGATCATTACAAACCGTCCTTTGAATATCAAGAAACGTTTAACTTTTTATCTTCTGATGAAATTTCTGTATTTACAGATGGAACGTTCACTCCTTTAGATATCTACATAATGTATATGAGATATCCAGTTTATATTGATAAAGCAGGATATGTTAAGTTTGATGGAACTCCATCAACTAATCAAGATTGCGAATTAGAATTATATCTAGAGGACGAACTATTAGATCTAACAGTACAAAACTTAGCAATGTACACCGAGAATGCTGCTGCTGTACAAAGCGCACAATTTAGAATTCAAACAAATGAATAATTATTAACAATTTAATCTTAAACAAAAATGGCTGATTTTTCATTAACCACGCTTTTCGTAGTGCCAATAGGACAGATTGCTCTTCCTACACCTGGTAGTGCTACACAAGCTTTAACTGCTGGTCAAGTGGGTATCTTTGATAACGCTTACGAAGCAACTCCAACTCCTTCTTCAGGTCCATATTTCTATGTGGCTCAAGGTAGGACTAACACTTATCTACAAGGATCAAAACGTTCAGATAAAATTGCTGGATGTGGTGCTGATAGGGGATGTAACTCTAACGTTACAGAATGGTACAAAGTTTCAGGATGTCCAACTCCTGTAACTCAGATTACTGATGTTGACAGTTGGGATGTAAAATGTGGTGATGTTATCACCCTTACCCTTCGTGCACATTCAAGTTATCTTGACACTCTTTATTTCAATGGTTTTACACGTTCAGTAACTGTTCAGGCTCCTTGTTGTGACTGTGGTGCTGATCCTTGTGATCCTATTGCAGATCTTAGTGCTCTTATTGATCTTTTCATTGTAAAACTTGAAGCTCAGGCTCCTGGTATTAACTCAGACAATATTCATTTGACTCAGTTCTATACATTTGAAAATATTGGTGGAACTATTCTTCGTATCACTGGTAAAGCTCTCACCGCATATGGTCAGCCATGTGACGTTGCTGCATTCCCATTTGAATATGACAGGATGTATTTCCGTACATTTGTATATAGTGGACCTGCAACTACTGCAGACTTCATTGTTGCTGATGCTTGTAACATCGTAGCAGAAGCTACTGTTGTTCAGACTTCAAATTATGCAACTGGTACTTCTGCTGAAATTGCACAACTTGAGAAGAACTTCTATAGCTATCAGGCTGGGTATCTGAAACATCTCTATAGGATGGCAGGATATAATGGTAACTTCGAAAGTTGGGTATCAAGTGGTTCTACTTATGATACTTTCTATATCAAATTTAATGAGCTAGACAAATCAGCATATGCTTGGGGTGACTACATTAAAGAAGATTCGATGGTTATTATTGCTGCTATTGCGGGTGGTCCTGCCTCTATTGCTTTTCAAGATGCTCTTGAAGATGCTTTAGGACCTGTTGCTGATAATAATGTTTGTATCACTACTACATCAACAACCACTACTAATTTGGTGGTTATCTAATTCTAACATTTATTAAATCATAAACCTATGCCAGAGGGTGAGAGGATCTCTCAAATCCTCTGGCATATTTTATTTAAATAATATGGCAACTATATTAAATTTCTTGATACTTCCAACGTACGATCTTAATACAATAGCTATTGTAGATGCATCCACATATGATGCTCCTCCAGTATTTGCTGTAGTTGAAGTAGAAGTTCCAGGATTTGGTACAATAAGCAATATACCTATTGTAACAGAAGGCACTACTATTTTAAATTCGGTTATTCTTGAAATTTCAGTTGACATACAACCTCTTCCTGATGGAATATATTGTTTCAGATTTGATGTAGATGATAATATTGTGGAGAAGAGGATTATGCGTACAGATAAAATTCAAGAAAAGTTTGATGAAGCCTTTATGAAACTTGATATGATGGAATGTGATAGAGCAATCAAGACACAGTCAAAAGTTGATTTAAATACTATCTACTTCTTTATTCAAGGATCTATTGCATCAGCAAATAATTGTGCAACAATTGAATCAACAAAATTATATATCCAAGCAGACAAAATGTTAAATAATTTTATTAGAACAAATTGTGGATGCTCTGGAAATAACTATTTAATAAACTTTCAATAATGGGATGTCAACCAACAAAATGTAAAATATGTCAGGCTAATGTGCCTGCATGTCAGTTGAGTAATGGACTTTGTGGAGCTTGTAAAAGCAATCAATCAAAACTTGCAGTTCCTCAACCAAAACCAACAAATCCTAATCAAGTAAAGACATATTAACATGTTAATGCCAAGACTTATAAATTGTGCTGACTGTTCTGATATTACAATCTTAATCGCAGATATAGATTGTAAATTAGCAGAATTAGGTAGCAATTTATATAACAATATCGTATTTATGTTGAATAAACCTATTCCAGCAGGAGCAATTCTTGATCTGTTGAATTACAAACGGATTTTACAATATAAATATTTCAATCCAGATTATGCAATCCATTTTACAATAGAGATGATTGCAAGTAGAGTTAACCTTTTAAAATACAGATAGATATGTCTTGCACGAATTGCTTTAACGGTTGTGTAGAAACAACCTCTGACCAGTGTGTCAAATATACAGGAAATGCTTTTTCTTTTGGAGAAACATTAAATATTCAATATGGTGATACTTTATCCCATGTTGAACAAGTTATTTTATTATATCTTGAAAAAGTATTAGATGGTACAGGAATATTCCCAACTATTGATTCTCCTATATGTGATCTTGTGGCAGCATATCTTCCTATTCCCGCCACATTAAATGACACTTTGACAGCAATATCAAAAGTCATATGTGATCTAAAGGATAGGATAATTGCTACAGAAGATGATTTAGCAACACTTAACGCAGACTATACTATAGACTGTCTTAATGGTGTAATTCCATCCTCAGGAACACATGATGTTTTACAAGCAACTATAGATGAACTTTGTGCATTAGAAATCACTGTAACTGCAATAAGTGATAATTTTGCAAATTATTATACTATTGCTGAAACACAAGCATATGTAGCCAGTGCTATATCATCCACAATAAATAATGGTTTGATGAGTAGTCGAATGGTTCCTTATACAGCTGTTGAATATTATGGAACATTAAGTAATTTTGATCTTGCTGGTGCAGGATTAGGTGCTTGGGATAAAATATATTTATGTAATGGTGATCATGGAACTCCTGATAAAAGAGGTAGAATTCCAATTGGTGTTACAGATATGGCAGGAGTTACTGTAGATCCTGTTGTTGCTCCTGGAGGAGATAATCCTGATTATAATGCATTATATACTAAAGAAGGAGCTAATTCTATAGTTCTTTCAATACCCAATCTTGCTCCTCATAGTCATGTTGCAGCAAGTGTTGTAGTTGATCCTGGACATACTCATAGTACAATAGCAGGTAAATATATATTTGGTACTATTGATGTTAATGGAGGAAGTGCTGGTTCTCAAGCAGTAGATAGAAATGGTCCAAATAGAACAACTGATGGACTTACTTCTAATACAACAGGAATTACTGTAGCTACAGGAATTAGTTTAACAGGAAGTGGTACAGCTCATTCAAATATTCCTCCTGTATTATCTTGTTATTATATAATGTATATTCCGTAATATGGCACTAGCAAATAAAGCAGATTGTAGTGATTTCTTTTTACCAGTAAATCCAAATTGTACTACTACTACCACAACAAGTAGTAGTAGTAGTACAACAACTACGTCTACTACTAGTAGCACAACTACCACAACAACAAGTGATTATCCTATAGTGACTACAACCACTACCACTACAATTTCTCCATCTATATATGGTCTTCTTTATAATTGGTTTGCTGCAAGTAATCCATTATTAGCACCTGTAGGATGGCGTGTTACAACTGATTCAGATTGGACAGGATTATTTTCCTCTCTTGGTAGTACAACTGTTCCTATGAAATCCATAGGAAATATGACAGATGGAACAGGTCTTTGGTTAAAAGCAAGTAATCCTGCAATGGAAGGAACTAATACTTCTGGGTTTAAAATAAATCCAAGTGGAGTTGTTGGGAATACAGGAGTTATGTCAGGACGACATGCTTATGCAAATTTCTGGGGATCAGGATCAAGAAGTCTAACATTAGGAGATTATAGAAATTTTGGGTATAATGGAAATACAATGTATTCAAGTCCAATACATTATCTAAAAAATTATGGATTTGATATTAGACTTGTTACAGATAATACTAGTGGATATACTCCAGGAAGTACAGGTACATTAATTGATATTGATGGAAATATTTATCCAACTAAAATGATGCCTGATGGAAAGGTGTGGATGACAGAGAACTTGAGAACAAGTAGATATACCAACGGTGTATATATTCCTGTAGATCCTATTGATTGGTCTACAACAATAATAGGAGCAATACATACATACACATTATAAACCTACAAGATGACAATATTAATAACATTAACAACAATAGGTACTAATGCTGGACCATTTGACATATATACAAGTCCTGATGGTATTACATATACTATATTCGACACAAACATTCCTGCAAGTACATTATCTTCAGGATACATTGCATCTTCTGTACCAATAAACACTATATGTTTTAAAATACAATCTTTAGAAGATTGTTTAAATTATATTATATTAAATATAATTCCAAGTACTACATAAATTATAAACATACAAAAAGGTCCTGTTTTGTTGGTTTTACAGGATTTCTCCCTAGACGAAAGTCTGGGGAGTTTTGTTTATAACTAAACTGATTATAAATAATAACGATATTAATTAAATTAATTTTGAAAATATAAAAATTGTTTTTACCTTTACGTAAATTTTAACTAACTTTGATACCGTATGTCTGAAAATCAAGATTTATTAAGTCAATTGGAAGAAATGCTTCATTGGAAGAGAAGCAAAAAGTTTTATGCAGATAAACTATCTGTTACAGAAGCTACAATTTCTGAACTACTACGAAAACTTAGAGGACAAACGTATGATGATAATATATCAACATACATCACAGATATCCAAATTGATGATCTATCAATAAACTTTGCAGAAGATTTAACAAAAGGTACAGGAGAACTAACCTTTGACTCTAAAGAAGAAATCAAAACACTAGAAGAACTAATAATAAAGTGCAATATAGACGTAACTAAATGGGATATAATTAAATACGTTCAAAATTATTGGGGAAATGCAAGTACTCCACATTGGCAAGTGAAAGCTTGGCTAGGAAAAAAGTCTACTGAACAAGTCCTTCAAGATGCGTTTGTAGACTTTTTAAGTACATATACACCAAAGTCAATAGATATATCTGCTCCACTTTACGAACTTGATAAACCTTTTGGTTGTCTTCTTATTAATAAACAGGACGCTCATTATAATAGACAAGATGGTGTAGGTTCAGATAATGACATAGATAAACGTTTTAAAAATATTTTTGATAAGACAGAAGTAATTATAAAACAAGCAAAACTCTCAAACAATCTTGAAAAAATTCTATATATCCTTGGTTCTGATGCATTTAACAGCGAACATACAGGATTAACTACAGGAGGTACACCACAAGAAAATATTCTTAAATTTCATGAAGCTTTTGAAAAAATATGCAATCATGAGGTAGAAGTTATACAAATGATGTTAACTCTTGGAACAAATATAGAAATTGTATTTATGCCTGGAAATCACGATGAATATGCAGGATGGCATATGATTAGTTGGCTAAAGGTTTATTTTAGAAATGAAGAAAGATTAGTCTTTGATATTAGTCCTGAATATAGAAAGTATGTAAGTTATGGTGAATCAGCTATGATGTTTAATCATGGTGATAAAATTAAACCTGAAAGACTTGCTGCAATGTTTCCTATAGAATATAGAGAAGCTTGGTCTTTTCATAAGAACTTCTATATCTTTACAGGAGATAAACATACAGAAATGAGTCACGATTATAATGGTATTGAATTCTATAGAATCTCTGCATTTTCAACAGTATCAAGTAAATGGGAAGATAAGAATGGTTTTACAGGAAGAAAATCTGGAGTTACAGGATTCTTAATAGATAAAACATATGGAATAACAAATATATTCAAACAATATTTATAATGTCAACTTTAAGAAAATTAGTTTCAGATGTACGTTCAATGCACAAACTGTTATCAACTGATAATTTGATAACAGATCGTGCAATTGCATCCGAGATTAGAAACAACTCTTTATTATTAATTAAGAGAGAAACCAATCTCAGAAAACTCTGGGCTACAGATACTGTTTTTACAACTATTCCTTGTTTAGAAATGATGGAAGTTCCTATTTCTGAATGCTGTAATTATGTAGATGAATGTAGTGTAGCAAGAACTAAAGTTAAACTTCCTCGTGTATCTGAAGGAAACTATCAGTATGTAATACAAGGAGTGTATTCTATTAATGCAATGAGCGGTCAAGGTAAGAAATTAAAAGAAATTACTGTTAACCGATACATTAATCTTTTAAAACTTCCTATTATTAAAAAGGAAGAATATTATTGGATAGCCAATGGATATCTATATGTAAGTAATCCGTTAGTAGCAACAATAAGATTTGTAGCTTTATTTGAAGAAGATATCCCAAATGAAATAATGTATCCTGATTGTGGGTGTGGTACACCACAGGCTACGTTAGATGAGATTTGTAAGAATCCTTTAGATAAAGAATTTTCTATTCCTGGTTATCTTGAAAAGCAAGCATTAGAATTAACTTCTCAAAAATTATTAGCTACCTACTTCCAACTTAAAACAGACATTACACAAGATGGTGTAGATGGTCAAGCACCAAATGCTCCCGCCCTAAAGTAAAATATAGTTTATGAGTAGAGTTCATGTTGATTGGAGAAGTTCAAGTAAAGAAAATTACAATAGTTTTTGCGATAAACATCCTAATATACATTTATCATTTGATGATTGGAAAAACATAATATATTCTTTTAACGAATCCTTTAAAGAATATATATTAGAAACAGGAGAAAAAATAAAGTTTCCTTTTGGATTTGGTGAATTTTCAATCAATAAGAAAAAACGAAGGAGAATAAAGGGAGTAAATGGTAAAGAGTTTATTAATCTTCCTATAGATTGGCAGAAAACCAAAGAAAAGGGAAAAGTTATATACAACTTTAACTTTCATACAGAAGGATACTTCTTTGGGTGGATGTGGTTTAAAAAGACAGCAAGAATCAAGAATTCAGATCTTTGGTACTTTAAACCTTCCAGAACAACTTCCAGACTATTGTCACATTACATAAAAACCAATGACAGATATCAGCAGTTATATTCAGAATGGAAAAAATAAAATAGATGTCATACTATTATAAATATAATTTCACTACTCCTGAAGTAGTTTACTCCACTGTAAAAGAGGAGTTGAAAAGTTATTTCGATACAGGAGCTGTAGACGATTTAATGTTTCCTACATATTTAGACAAATGTCTAAAGAAGTTAGGAAGGGCAACTTATGTAATCACTGAAGAAGTTCTTTACATTGAGGATTTTCAGGCAAGACTTCCAGATAATTTTTATGCTGTAAGGGAAGCTTGGCTTTGTACAGAGGTAAATGGATATCCCCATCAGTCTGCTAATTCATTCTATTCACAAGCAGCCTCCTCCACTACAATACAGATTGCTCCTATGGTGGTAGATGGACAACCTTGTAATAATCCACATTGTGTGGACGGATGTGATGAGTGTATGCCTAATCTTGTACAGGCTGTATATAAAACAAACAACTCAGTAGCAGTATCATATAAAAAGGAATATCTTCTCAAGCCAGGAAATATTTCTGCAAGACATAATTGTGATGTATCTTATACAGATGCATGGAACACTTATGGACAACTTCCTCCAGTTAACACATTTACAGCAGGAGCTGCAAGTTATGATTCATTTGATATTAGAGATAATAAATTTGTTACTAATTTCAGAATAGGAGTAGTACATTTAATATTTTACGCCATAGAATATGATAAGATAGGGAATCAATTAATTCCTGATAACTTTCGTATTAGGGAATATGTTGAAGCCTTTATTAAATATAAAGTGTTCGAGACTCTTTCTAATCAAATTACTGATGAAACATTCAATCAATTACAACAAAAATTAATCTATTATAAACAACTTTCAGAAGAAGCCTTTATTATGGCAGATCTTGAAATCAAGAAACAAGATCCTTGGGCTAAACAGCGAAGGATTAAACAAGACTTGAATAGATTTAATATGTATGAATTGCCAAATCGTATTAATAGGTACGGCAGACGCAGAAACAACTAATACAAATGGCTGATCAGGAACAAGGAAATATTAGACAAGAGTATAATAATGCTACAACTGGTTTAAATTTAGATCAAAGTTTAAATCAAATCCCTAAAGGTAAACTAAGTTATGCGTTAAATGCTGCTGTTGAAAACTTTGATGCAAATTCTGTAAATTATCAGAATGAATCAGGGAATGAACTTTGTGTTTCATTTCCTGAAGGATATGTATTAATTGGCACTCATTTCATTAATGAGGAAAGTAAACATATATTTTTCATTACTTCTCCTAATACAGGAGATAGTCAGATAGGATATATGTACAATAATGATTGCCAATATCAAGTTTTGGTAAATTCTCCTTGTTTAAATTTCAATGTACATCATCCTATACATAAATGTGTACATAAGATAAGTAATTGTACTACAGAAATTTATTGGACAGATGGATTTAATCCTAGAAGGTATTTAGATATAAATGATATTCCAAAGATATTAAGATCAGGATTACCTCTTTGTAGTCCTATATATACAGATGATGTAGATTGTAATCAACTTAAATTACAACCTAATTTTAGTATTCCTCAACTTAATATAACAGATATTACTAATGGTGGAAATCTTCTTGCAGGAACATATCAATTTGCTGTTCAATATTCAGATGCTGCAGGAAATCCTTATACATCATATTATTCAATTACCAATCCCACACCAATAGCAGACATTCATATTACATCTGTTAATTTTAATTATCCTGTTGGAAAGTCTATTATTTTTAATGTATCAAATCTTGACCTTACTGGACAATTTCAGTATTTTAACATTGCTGTTATTAAAACAGTTAATGCCATTACATCTGTAGAATTAATAGGAACATATTTTATTAATCAAGCTGATAGGCAGATTACATATACAGGACAAAATCAAGAGAATATTCGTTTATCTATTAATGATATATTTGAAAAAACTCCTTATTATGATATAGCACAAGATGTTACAGCTGTTCAGGATATATTAGTCTGGGATAATTTAACATCTGTAGATAGAATTAACTATCAACAAATTGCTAGTCAAATTACATTACAATGGGAAACTTGGAAAATTCCTGCTACAGAGAATTATTCAGATGAACTTAATGCTACAAATCTAAGAAGTTATCTTAGGGATGAAGTATATGCATTTGAAATTGTATTCCTTCTTAGAAATGGAAAACAAACAGATGGTTTTCATATTCCTGGAAGAGTAATAAGTTTATTAGAAACATCTTTTCCTAATGTACCTAATACAAATCCTGATTTCATAGGAGATGGTACAAGTGCCCCTTATTGGAAGATATATAACACTGCATCAGTTGATGCAACCTATTCAACATATTCTACTAATCCTTCATATAAAGGACCCTATCAATATGGTGAATTTGCATATTGGGAATCAACAGAAGAATATCCTTGTAACATAGACGTATGGGGAGATCTTGCTGGACAAAAGATTAGACATCATAAATTTCCTGATGTATTAGTTTCACCTATAATTGAATCAAAGTTATTTATAACTGCTGATTCAATGGTTATGGGAAATGATGCTGTATTTCCTATAGGTGTTAAAATTAATAATCAACAAATACTTAGTTTAATTAATTCATCCAATCTTACAGTTGATCAAAAATCAGATATTATTGGATTTAAAATAGTAAGAGGAGATAGAGGAACAAATAAATCTATTGTTGCTAAAGGCATTCTTAGGAATGTAGGAAAATATACAAGAGAAAAAAGAGATGTTTATTTTCCTAACTATCCCTATAATGATCTTAATCAAGACCCATTCTTATCTGGTACAAATAATGCATATGCACAAATTTGTAAAAACTATGATGTAGAAATATATACATTAGATCCTATAACTTTAATTAGCACTGTTCAATATACAGATTGTAATACTGATACTATTACTGAAATAACATATGATAGTATAGGAATTAAAGATACAATTTGTTCAACAAGCAAACCTACAATATTGGGTGGCACAGGAAGAAGTGGTGTATCCACATATGAAATTTGGGAAGCACAACAAAATTGTCAACTCTGTAGAGGATATAGAATTGGGTATTATGATAGATTCTTAGGATGGACAGAATTATGGATAAATGGATCCCCATTTGGTGGTCAGGTAACAGTTATTCAAGTTGTTCCTGATACAGGAGGTGTATCCTATATTCAAGGTCCTGGTGATCCTAATATTGATTATATACGTACTGTAATTGGTGGAACTTGTGATGGTGCTCAAGAATTACTTCCTATTAAGGATGTTCCTGATCTTGCATATAGACAAATTTTTAATTCTCCTGAAACATCCTTTGGACAACCATTCTTAGGAAACATACTCAAACTTGAGAATGTAATGTTTGGTGCAGGAGAGGCACACTTTATCAAAGTTAAAAATAACGCAAAATATAGACTGCTTACAAAGGAAGCGCAACAAGATGCACTTAAAAGTTCATCTGATCTTGCAGCAATGACTACGGATTTTAATTCGATTGCTATGTTTACCGCATATCAGGCATATCTTTCTATTTATATAAATGGTATAACAAGAAAGAATTATGCTTATTCGTTTAATTCTATAGCAGATTATAATTATAATCTTGGTATTCCTAATAATCAAGGAGTAAAACAGCGTAATCTTGATTTAAAACAATATCTTATTCCTGGAGTTATTTCTACAGGAGATAATTTTAATATAAATAACTGGCACAGAGAAACATCAGTATATTTAAGAACAGATATTACTAATACTGCTCTTCCTTTTCCTGATCAAAGTCCTGAGATGATTTCTACAGGAACTAGTCTCTTAACTGATAAGTCAAGATTTACAATATCAGAAATTGGAAATTGTACTACTCCTGAAAAAGAAATGAAAATTAATGTTGTTTCATATTATGCAGCATTAAAAAATCTTTTTGTTAACCAATGGGGACAAATTTATTCATATGATACAATAGATACAGGATTTCAACAAACATTTGATAATCTTAATTCTTCCACTATTTTTGGCGGAGATACATTCATTAGTAGGTTTGCATTTAAAACCAAACTCCCATTCTTTATTGATAATAGAGTTAATGCTCCTGATGATAGTGATATTTTTTATGATGAAATTGGTAATGTAGCATATCCTAAATATTGGCATTCAGCACGATCTATACTTGCAAATTTCACATTTCCTGTATACGATAATGGTAATATTGAAACTCCTGCAGGAATGACTAATATCATATCTTATAAGGCTCATAACTTTGATTGTCCTAATAGTCAAGGTGGTCCTACTGATACAAATGCTGCAGGAAGAACATATTATGATGGATATTTTTATTTATTTGCATATGGTATTCCTAATTTCTATTGTGAAAGTGCATATAATACTGATCTTCGTCAAGCATTTAACAATAGAGAGGGAGATTTCTTTCCTCATGTAAGTACAACTATTCCTGATGATTGGTTCCAAGAAACATTTGTACCAATTATTCAGGACAATACTTATTATTATAATATAACCTTTTCCAAACAGAATAAAGAAAATACATTTACACATCTTCCTCCAGATTGGGAGGATAAACTTTGTTATACACATTATCCATTTAGGGCAATTTATTCAGACACTCAAAATACTGATGCTGATAATAGAGTGAATGCTTGGCTTACTTATAGAGCTATTTCATATTATGATTTTCCTCAAAATTTTGGAAAACTTACATCTTTAGATGGTATCCAAAATAGAGCAATACTTGCCAGATTTGAAAATAAGAGTCTTCTTTATAACACTCTTCTCACCATTGACACAAGTAACCCTCAAGCTGCCTATATGGGGAATCCTACATTATTTAGGGGATCTCCTCCAGTTGATTTTGCTGAAACAGATCTTGGATATGTAGGTTCACAGAATAAAATGTTGTTAAAGATTCCACAAGGACAAGTTACAATAGATGCAAAGAGAGGACAAGTCTTTTTAGTTTCAGGACAACAAGCTAATGATCTTTCTGCATTTGGTTCTGGGATGAACAGATTCTTTACAGATCATTTAGCATTTGAAATATTAAGATTTTTTCCAACTGTAAATACAGATAATAACTTTACAGGAGTAGGACTTCACGGAGTATATGATAGTAAGTTTGATAGGATTATTATAACTAAACTTGATTATGTTCCTATAGATCCAAATGTTAAATATGATCCTATTACAGAAGAGTTCTATATTGAAACAGTCTATCCTATTCTTTTATATTCGTGTGAGTTAGTAGGTAATGCTATTCAAGTTGATGATGAATATATTGTAACAACTAGTACAACAACTACAAGACTTCCTGAAACAGAAATAGATTATATAGTACGTACAGTTGTTTCTTTAAAAGATCGTGATTATTTCTGTAATAAGTCTTGGACACTTTCTTTTAACATGAATACAAAAAGTTGGATATCCTTCCACAGTTATATTCCTAATTGGTATATAGCTGAAAATAACTTCTTCTATTCAGGACTAAATAGTTGCTGTGAAGATTTTGATTTTATTGCAGGAACCATTATTCCAAATCCTCCTACCACTACCACCACTACAACTACTGGCGTTCCTCCAACTACTACTACCACCACCACATCAACAAGTACAACGAGTACAACAACCACTTCTACAACAAGTACAACAACAACTACTACAACAACTATGTATGTATGTCAAAGACCTCAAGGGTTAACAAGATATCAACTTGTTACAGGTTATACTACTATTTCTCCTGTAACAACGTTTGTTTCAACAGCAAATGCTGAAGATGCTTGTGTTGCTGCAGCATTTATAGTTAGTGAACCTGTTGATAATGTTATACCAACTTCTATTTATACAGATACAGCAAGTATATCAATTAATAGTCAAGTCTATTTAGTTAATGGTACAACTGATTGCACATGTGTTCCTGATGGTTGGTATTTCACACCTGAAATGGCATATGATGGTCAAGTATTGGAAGTTAGTTCTTGTTATATTGTAAATATAGTAGATTGTATACCTACAACTACTACTACTACTACATCTACTACCACCACAACTACCACTACTATTCCTTTACCGATTCCTTGTGGTGTTCCCACAACATTCTCTGGAGGAATATCTTATCCATTTAACCGAACAATTACATTAGATGCTACTACAGGTATAACCTTATTTGATTATGATGCATATAGTGTTCCTGATAGATTTATTGTAAGTTGGAATGCTGGTGTAGAAATAGATACTGGTTATGTAGGAACTGTTAATTTTGATTTTGGTGGTGTAAACAGAAGCGCATTTAATTTTGCACTTCTTGGTAGAATAGATCCAATTACGAGTAATGTTTATCCTGACCTTATCACTTATCCTGATGATGGTTATCCAAGGATTACAAGTCCAGGCATTGGTACAATGTCATTTAATAAAACATTAGCTGCTCCAGCAGATGCATATGTTGATGTATACGCACCTATGAATGGTACTGCTTGGACGTTCAAGTTAAATTGTCCAGGAATAACTACAACAACTACCACTACTTCTACAAGTACTACTTCTACGACTAGCACAACAAGTACAACAAGTACAACAACAAGTACTACTAGCACTACAACAAGTACAACAAGTAGCACAACTACTACTACTACCACCACTGCAATTCCTGTATATGACTATTTAATATCAACACTTACATATTTGAATAGTGCTACAGTATGTGCATTGCCATCAGAACCTGTAACAACTATCGTATATTCAAGTTATGCCCCATCAGGATTAATTACTCATCAATTATACACAGATGCAGGATTAACTACTCCTTATATAGGAACTGATGGATATCATTGGTTTTCAGAAAATCCATCTGGTGGTCAGGTATATTGGGTACGTACAGCGTCTGGTGTTGTTACAACTGGTGGTTTCTGTTAATAATAAATTTATACTATGTCAAAGATTATATCTATAAAACTGACAAAATTTGGACCTAATTCAGGACCTTTTGATATCTATGATCAGTTTGGAAATGTTATTGCTAAAGGTGTTAGTAAAAAAACACTCATTAACGGTATTAGTTATACTGTTGATGATAGTGTAACATTGATTGAATTAATATCTATTGGTGAATGTAAATTAGAAAAACGTAAATTTATTATTGTAATCACTCAACAAGAATTTTTTGAAACTAAACCTAAAGAAATTGCTACTGGTTGTACGTGGAGACATTTAACAAATGCTACCATATACAATACCTTCTATGGAAATATTGCACCTTATATAATTGAATACCCATTTGCTTATACATATCAAGATGAAATTCTTCAGAATGTAAAAGACTATACAAAGGTGTATAAATATTTTAATCACAGTGAAGGTGTACCAAGTAACTATAATAAAATAGAAGTGAACGATGCTTGGTTCAATAAAGCTATTCTATACAATGGACAACAATGTACAGGACTTCTTGAACTTGTTCCAAAACCTTTACACAATCTTAGTCAGTATTTATCCTATCCTAAATATAATGTTGATAGTAAGACTATAACATATACCAAGAGTGATAACTTCTATCAATATAATACATTCTGGTCAGTATTACAAAATAAGACTACACCAATGTTTGAAAGAAGTTGTGATAATCTTTCTATAGACAAAGTACTTGTACAGGCTAATATGGATTATTCAACAAGATCATTTAAAAAGGAACCACTTAGAGCAAAAGAATTAAAGGTGAGACATATATTAGATGATAGATCTGATGTAAATGTAGTTTCCCAATTTATTATAACCCCGTCTCAAATCTCTTATAAATAATGAAAAAAGGTTGGTTAGATAAATACATAGAAATTGCTGATGGTGGAACAACTATATCTGGTCCCACTATATTAAGTAGACAGAAGTATAATCAAAAAAATATAACTCCTAAACAAGCATTAACACAGGAGGCACTACAATATATTTTTGGAAATCCCTCTGAAAATTATAATCCACAACCAATAGAACAAGTCCCCAATGATGCTACTAATAGACAACCTTATATATCTAAACAACAAGCAGAACAAATATCTAAAGATGTAAGGAATCCTTATTATGGAAGTCCTAATTATCATGTTCCTGTAAAAGAATATTCTATTTCTCCTGATAAGCAAGAGAATAAAATGGATAATGAATTAGCAGAAAGAATTAAAAAAGAAGAAGAGAAACACACACAATGGGATAGAATACATTATGGATCTAAAACAGCAATTAATTTAGCTAATATGTTCACAGCAGGTACGATGCCCCCATTAGCATATAGTGCAGGGGCAATGGATGCTTGGGATGCAGGAATGGATTATAGTGAAGGAAATTATACAGGAGCAATGAATAATGCTACGGGAGCTTTATTAAATATACTTCCACAAACATTAGGGTTAAACACAAGGTCTTTTACTCCATCAACAAATTCTTATGCTACTGCAAGATGGTGGAAAAATAATCCAAGTGCTTTAGTAGCACCTACAACTATTACACCAAATTTAATTGATTATGCTAATAGAGGATTAGGACTTTCTACTCAATATGTAAATCCTGCGTTAAATGCATTTGTTAATAATAAATTAAACATAAGAGGAGTTCAAACACCTATAACAGGTAAACTTGCCAGTGATATAGGATTATCTGTTGATGATGCGTATAAAACAATACATAAAAATGGAGGAGAAGTAAATTATAACAATAGCAATGTTTCTCTACCTGAAGGATTTGTAGGAATGGGTAATGATACAAGTGGTAGAAATTATTCTCCTGCTTGGGGAGGACAGTTTCAGAATGGTGGATGGTTGAGCAAATATATATCAGAAGACAAATTTCTTCAACCAAATAGTGAAAAACTTCCAACAGGATATAAAATACCAAATAGAGATCCAAGTTCTGAATTAGCTATGTCTATAGGAGGAGAAGATGGAGAACCTGCTTATTTAATTCCTTCATTTAAATATGGACAACCTCTTGAAGATCCTTTAAAAGAATATAGGGAAACAGGTGATTATTTAGGTGGACCTTTTAAAACGTGGCAAGAAGCAGATGATTGGGATATAAACGTTAGACATCCTTATGTGGAAAAGAATCAAGCCATTCCTTTCCCAATAAGAACAAAAGGAAAAGATATGCAAATGGGAGGAGTTCTCCCAAGTGCATTTGTAAGAACAGGAGATATTCCATCAGAAGGAAAATATGCAAAGAAAACAATGCCTTCTGCACAAACAGGTTTAATATCACATCCTGGTGGAAACAGAAACATTAATACAAATCAAGTTACTATTTCTCCAAGACAAGAATATGAGAATATACAAGCAGAAAAAAAGAAACAAAGTGAACTTTTCAATTATATTCAAAAAAATAATGAAATTCAAAAAGCAAGATCAGACATATATACAGATCCACAAACAGGAAAACAAGTAATACAGAATATAGGAATACAACCATCAGCAAGTCCTATTGATGCTGCTGTATTAGGTGTAGGTGCTTTATATTCAGGAGGTATGGGATTATTAGGTAGTATGGCAAATATGTTAAGTCCTGTTCCATTACCATCTAAAAATATACTATCAAATATATATAAAAGATTCCCTTTAACAAATAATGCAAAAATTAAACTTATAGAAGAACAAGATAAAGCATTTCAAACCGCAAATGCTTTTACGGAAGCTTGGGCAACACATCCAGTAACAAAAGAAAAAATTAATAATATTTTAAATACTAGAAAAGGAAATTATATACAACATGATTTAGATACTCCATTTTATAATTATAATAATGTTTTAGTAGATACTAAGAATTACAATCCTTATGATTTTCCTGGAGACGTGGCAGATTTGTTAAATAAAGGAGAAAGAAAATTTGCAGGATTTAATAATCCCCAAGGATATTCTGTTACACTTAGAAATGGTATTATAGGAAAAGTACCTGCAAAAAAAATAGGAGAAATAGCAGTACATGAAGGAGGACATACGATGCAACATATGGGAGGAGATCCTGCTAATTATTATCATGGTGGTTGGAACAATGAAATAACAGCATATAATCCTAAAACAAATTATTATTCTGCAAATTTAGATACAGATTTAGGTAGATATTTTGGTAAAAATATGAAAACTCCTAATAAATTTGATAGCTGGGAAGCTTCACCCAATGAACTACATGCTGATTTAATGAAAGCTAGGTTTAAAGCAAACATAACTCCCGACACTGAACTTACTGATAAAGTAGTTGATAATTTAATAAAACAAGGAAACCTAAACAAATTTTTTAAATACGGAGTATCTAAAAATATTAAAAGAGATATGATAAGAATGTTACCTGTAGTAACAGGAGTAGCACTACTAAAAAATAAACCTCAAGATGAATCCTCTTATGCATCAGGCGGACAAATAAAAACTGATAATAGAGGATATTGGAATCCTAAAAATTGGGGACATCCTGTTAGAATAAACAGTAATGATATTACAATGGAAGGTGTAGATCAACCTCTATGGGGTATATCTGACACAGGAGACACTAAATACATGGAACCTGGACAAGATTATAGATTCAAAGGAAAGTCTGTTACAGAGTATCCTATGGCTCAAAATGGACTTGTTAGTACATCGGATAAAGAAATATTATATGACGATAGAAGTTTATCTCCGAAAGATTTTACATTAAAATATATATCTTCTCCAAAGTATAAAGAGAGATTATCTAAATGGGCATATACAGATATTAATAATACAATAAAGGATAGAACAAAAGATGTTCAGAATACAAAAGTATATTATCAAAATGAAAGTCCAAATGTTGCACAACAACTCAAAAATGATTTAAAAGGTATTCCGTATAGTACAATGGGGAGTACAGCTTTTTTTCCTGGTAAAATAATAATTGATAAAAAGCAAGTAAAAGAATTAGCAACAACTTCTGATGATGTATTAGCACATGAGTTTGCTCATAAAGAACTTATGAGTGGTTTTGCTCCATATGGGAAAGGATTAGATACAGAAGATTCTTATCAAATATTAACTCATATGAAACCTGTAGGAAGATATACAGAACATGATTTAATTCCTTCTGAAAACAAAGCTGATTTAAATGCTGCGAGATATGAATTATATAAACAAGGGGTAGATGTTTTTAAAAAAGATTTTACAAAAGAAGATTTAAATTTACTAAAGACTTCTAAAAACTTTACAGTAAAACGTCTTTTTAAAAATTATGAAGATAAAGATATCATATGGCTCATGAATAATATTGCTCAGAATAAACAGACTTCGTCAGATGTACCTTTAGCCCTAAATGGCATAAATAATTTAGATGAAAAAACTACTGAACATCTTGATCAATTAACTAACTTTACAAATTATAATAAACCCACCGTTGGTGGTTGGTTATCAAAATACTCTCAATCATGATAGACACGATTTTAAAAATTGCTAAAGTTAAGGATATAAAATCCTTTTACAAAAAATTCCCAACAGAAGCAGCCTTTATGAAGGCTCATGGAAAAGAATTTAAAAAAGCTCAAGTGGGAGTATCTATAGATAAATCTTCTCCTACTACAGGTTTTACACCACTTGACTATGGTCAATATTATAATCAAGCTGATAAATCTATTACAGGGTCTACTGAAGCAGAAAGACAACAGCAAGCATATCAACAAGCTATGCTTCAAGCCACACAACAAGGAGCTACTTCTGGAAGTAGTGGAGGATTTGATCTTGGAAAGATTGCATCCTCTATAGGGGATATTGCTAAAGTTGCTGGTAGTATGTCATCGGGGAAAAGAGGAATAAATATTCCCAAAGCATATCCAGGAACTGAAGTAAATTTTGGTTCAGCTATGAACACTCAATGGAATCCTAATGGTACATCTCCTCCTACATATGCAACTAGTCCAAATGCTGTCCCTGTTGATCAATATACTATGGAGGGGGATAATAATAATATTTCTAATTTGCTTAATCAAACTGCTGGTAGTGGTCAAAATAAACCTGGAACAAAAGTTAATTGGGCACAAGGACTTCCTATTGTTGAAAAAGTGGTAGGACTAGTTCAAAAAGTACAAGATGAAAAAGAAGCAGTAAGAAAAGCTAGACAAGCAGAAGGTGTTAGTAAGGCAACTGCTAAAGCTACTGAACAGGTAGATGTTGATTCTCAAAGACAATTATCTGAAAACATAAATAAAAAAAGAGAGGCAATGATGCCTGTTAATACAGGTCAAGAATTTTTTCCTATATATGGTGTGGGTACAAATCCTCTTGCAAGAAATGGATATATGTTACAAGGTGGGGGAGAAATACAGAATACGTATGCTCCTAATACATTATATGATGATCTTGGATTTGAACCTCTTAATGATTCTGATATAGTTAAACAATATAGAATGGGAGGAAATCTTCGCCAAGCACAATGGGGAGAACTTATATCAGCAGCATCAAAAGGAAAATTTGGAAGCACTTCACAATTTGCAGGAGGAGCAGGGGGAGGAGTTGGACAATTTGCTAATGCAGGAGGTACAGAAGCAGTAGGAAATGCTGCTACACAACTTAGTGGTGGTGATAGTGCAGGTGCTGATATTGGAGGTGAAGTTGGTGGAGCAATTGGTAGTATATGGGGACCTGTAGGACAACTTATTGGTAAAACTGTAGGTACAGTTGGTGGAAATCTAATTGATACAAATCCTGAAAAGATTAAAAATGCCCAAGCTGCCACTACAAGAAATACTGGAAGAACAGCAGGAGCAAACTTTGGCAAAGGTGTTCAAGATCAATATAATTCTTATGTAAGAGATGGTGGAAATATTAATCCACAACTTATTAATTATTTTGGAGACCACATAGCACAAGACGTTTATGATTTTGCACACGAAGGAATGGATTCTCTTAGAACAGGAGGTAACATAAGACAAAATCTATTCACACAACAATCTATGGCAATGGGTGGAGAATTAAAAACTCTTTGGGGGGGACGTGCTGAACCTATTTCTTATAATCCTTATCTACCTGATGGTGGAGAAACTGTTATGTTTAAAGGAAACTTACATAAAGAATCTGATGATCAGGGTAATACAGGAATAGGTGTATCATATGGAAATACACAACCATCATATTCTAAATTTGAAACAGGTGGTAATGCTGAGGCTAATGTAGAAGTAGAAGGAGGAGAACCTGCTGTAAAATTACAGAATGGTGGACAAGAGGAGAGTCTTGTTGTATTTGGTAATCTTAAATTTGATAAAAAATTAGCAATGGCAACTAACGATAAAGAACTCATAGAACTTGCTGATGAATATGGTGGAAAGAAATTTAAAAGAATAGAACACCACATAGCTAATAAAACTAATCGTGAGAATAAAAAGATTGCAAAAGCTATAAGTGAATTAAATGAACTTGATTCAACTACATCTTTTGATAAACTTAAACTTACATCATTAAAGGCAACTATTGATGGTGGAAATATGAAGTTGAAAAAATATGCAGCAGATACACAAAACTTAGCTAACTATCAGGAAGCATTAAATGCAACAGCAGATGAAAATGGATTTATAGCTGACAATCTTGCTCGTGGTGAAGTTAAGATAGATAAAAATGCTTTCTCAAATTCTGCTGAATTTGGTACAAGCATTCCTAAAGCACAACATGGTTGGGATTCTGAAAAAGAAACTGCATATAGTAATTGGCTTAATGAAATTACTAGTAGAATAGGAAGTAATAAAAATAATATAGATACTCCACAAAATAAGAAAATTTTTGAAGAAAAATGGAAAAGTGAAACAAGTCATCGTAAAGATATTCAGTTAGAAAAAAATCGTAATATACACCGAGATATTTATAATAAATATTTGAAAGATAAACGTATTGGTGAAATGAATTTATCATATGAAGATTTTGTAAAAAATATTCTTCATTATGGAATAGAAGGTGCTCAAACTCCTGAATTTAAAGCATGGTATAGTAAGACTACAGGAAAACCTATTAGTCCATCTCCTGTTCAAACTACTGGTAAATCTACTACAAAACTTGCTGGTGATAATGCTACAAAACGTGAAGCAGCAATAAGAAGTTCAGGACAACCTCCTGTAGCACAACCATCTGGATATGTAAGTAAATATGGATTAGTTCCTTGGAAAGGAAACACTAGTCCTGGTGATCGTTATGGGATGAAAACTAAATCAAGTTTTACTGGAGAAGAATGGGATAAAATTGCAGAAAATCTTGGATTTACAGGACAAGGAAATGAAGAATTTCAAAAGTTTCTTTTAAATAATCCTCAATCTAAACCTTTAATTGAAGCAAGACATAAAGAACTTTATGACAAAGCACCGTTCATTGATAAGAAACTTGGATATGGTTGGGCTTCTAAAGAACTATTAAATCTTATTCCTCCTCCACAAGATACTCCAAAACTTCCTGGAATGTCTGTTACAACAGATAACACAACTACAAGAATTCCATACACTCCTCCTATTGAAGATAAACCCAAGTTTCCTTGGATACCTGCATTAAATACATTGATTCCTTATCTTAGACCAACAGATCAAGAACAATTAGATCCTAATCAGTTAGCAGGAGAAATGTATGCTATGTCTAATAATAAAGTGGAACCTGTTCAATATCAAAATTATCAACCTGAGTTAACTGTTCCTTATGATATATCATTGCAAGATATAATGAATGAGAACCAAGCTGATTATAGAAGTGCACAAAGAATGTCAGGATATAATCCTGCTGCTCTTGCATCATTAAATGCACAGAAATATGGAGCTAATCAGAAAGTGTTAGCTGAACAGTTTAGATTAAATCAAGCTGAGAAAGATAAAGTGTATAGTGAAAATAGAAATATTCTCAATGATGCTCAATTGAAAAATCTGCAAGGACTTGATCAACAGTACGTAAGACAACAAGAAGCATTGTCAAATACTAAAGCTACAACACTTGCTGCTTTAAATTCTATTAGTGATAAATATGCTAAGAATAAATTAGAAAATAGACAACTTGGTGTATATGAAAATCTATATAACTATAGATACAACGATCAAATGAAAGCTCAGAATTACAATCCTTTTGCACAATTTGATATAAATGGAGGAATGGGAACAACTGGTTTAGAAGGATTAACGGAAGAAGAAAAAGCGATAGCAATAGCAGATGCAAAACTTAACAGAGCTAAAAAAGCTTTAGCTACAACCAAAACTACAGTGAGAAATGGCGCAATTGTACAATCTGCCAACAAACTCTAATTAATTTGATTAAATAAAATTACCAGAATATATTATAATTCTTTGATTGTATAATATTTTCTATTACATTTGTTAACTTTATAAAAGACATGGCTTCATTTACCGATAAACAGATCCCAACTTTCAACCCATACGTACAACAATTACCTGTTCAGGCAATGGTTGAAGTGGGTATGCAGAAACAAAAGCAATATGATGAGGGTGTTCAAAAAATACAGACCCAAATTAACAATGTTGCTGGACTTGATTTTTATAAAGATGTAGATAAAACTTATTTACAGTCTAAACTCAACGCATTAGGTAATAATCTTAGAGGAGTTGCAGGTGGAGATTTCTCTAACTCGCAACTTGTTACCTCTGTAGGAGGAATGGTTAGTCAAATTGGAAAAGATTCCTTTATACAAAATGGTGTATCATCAACTGCCAAACTCAGAAAACAATTAACTGAGATGGATAGATACAAAAAAGAAGGTAAATCTGATAAAAATAATGAACAGTTCTTTTATGAAAAATTTGTAAATCCTTATTTAAATAGTGGTTTAACAGATGATCGTGGAGCACCAATTGCTTTTTCAGGAGAATATTCTCCTTATGTAAACATAACAGAAGAAATACAGAAACAAGTTAAAGATGCAGGAATAGAATCATCAATTCTTGAACAAATGTTTCAAACTGATACACAGGGCAATATAAAGTTTAATCCTGCAACAGGTGAAGCACTTCCTGCAAGAACTATGACACATGTTGAAGAAAGTAGCAATGCAAAAGCAGTTCAGGCAATTATTAATAATGTGTTAAAACAAGGGAATGTTCAAAATCAAATACATATTGACGCTTGGGCAAATACAAAAAATGTTCCTGTGGAAAGTATATTATCTGTATTTGCTACCAAATATGAAGGAGTCTTTTCAGAAATAGATCAAAGTTTAGGGCAATTAAATACTCTACTTACAGGAAAAACTACTCCCGAACAAAAACTTGCTCTGGAAGCTCAAAAGAAAAAGTTATCTGATGAACGAATTACTTATGAAAAACAATATACAGATCTTGCAGAATTAGCTACAAAATCTCCAGATGCATTTAAAGAAAGTTATTATAGAACAAATTTTCAAAATAGTTTAGTTACACAATTTACAGACACTACAAAGAAGATTACAAATCTTACAAATCCTTTAACACAACAACTTAATAACGAAAGAGATTTTAGATTTAAACAAGGACAAGAAGCATTTGATCAAAAAATGGCTTTAAGAGCTGCTGATTTAGCAGATTTAAAATTTACAGCGGAAAATGAATTTGATAGAGCAACAGGTCAATGGAAAGCAAAACCAAAAGAAGGAGAAGGGGCTTCTGGAGAACTATTGAGATTAAGTGCTGATGTTCCTGGAACTATGGGAAAATCTGCAGTGGAAAGAACTACGGAACAATTAGCATCCTGGGAAGCTACTAATTATGCTAATGGTGTTGATGTAATATTTACATTATTAAGTAAAGGTAATAATGGTAAAACTCAAAGTGGTAAACCTTTAACTAAGAATGATATATTACAAAATATAAAAGGTTGGTCAAAATCAACTAATGAAACTCCACAACAATTTGTTACACGATGGATATTAAATTTAGATAATAAAGCTAAAGATCTGGGAGTAACTTTAACTCATGCAGATAAACAAGCAGTAGCAGACTATAAAACAAGTCATTATAATTATACCACATTACTTGCAGCAAGAGAAGATATTTATAGACAAGTTGCACAAACAGGAGTATCCCCTGAAGTAGCAAGTAAACAGATAGAAGAAAGATTAGGTAAATTTACAACAACAGATGATGTATTTTCTTTCACTCCTACAGATGAGAAAGAAATGAAAATTGTAAAAAATAGAGTGAGTGCCTTTATTTCTAATGCAACAAACTTAGCTGGAGCAGAATATGATCAAACTGCTGCATTAAAAGCTTTAACCGATCCTAATTCAAAGGTATCATTTAAAGCAAGTGCTCCTTACGAAGTTGGTGGAACTTGGAAAGGTGTTGCTACAATAACTGATGATACTGGAAAAGTTAGAGAAGTTAATATAGATTCACAAAATGATTTTGAACAATTAACAGGACAATCTTTCAATGCTTATAAATTTAATCCATTACAAGTAAGAGCTGCAACTAGTCAATATGGTTCAACAAATTTAGGTGCATACACTACAAACCCTGACGCTTGGCAAACTGCAGCTATTCCTTCTGAAGAACTTTATCAATTGCGTACATCAACTAAATATACACCACTTGGTGCAGATTTAGTGGTTATGCCAAGAGGGGGGGGATATATCGCTAGTGTATATGTTAAAAATAATACTACTAAAAAAGTTGAAAATGTTGAATTTGATAGAATTTATTTGAATGAAGATATTGCTAAAGCAGATTTAGCTTTATTGAGTGAATCAATGATTACAGCACAAATCAATAAAAATTTAAACTTACAGAAATAATGCAAGACCCTATAGTTAATCTTTCTGGTAGTCCAGAAGTTCCTGATTTAGTTAATGCGAATGGTTCAGCAAGACCTGTTTCTAATAATGTTCAAGCTGAATATAATCCATTGAATGATACATCGTTAAATTATATTTCTGCCCCCACAAGATCTTATGATGCTTCTTCTGTAACTATGGAAGAAGCTGCGCCATTTAGAACAGGAAGATACAATAATGTATTATATGGATATAATAATGAGGACGCAGCTGCACAAAGACAAGGATGGACTTCTAAAATGGTTAATGGTGTAGGTAAAGGTTTACTATTAACTGGTACTACCTTTGTACAATCTACAGCAGGATTATTGAATGGTTTATATCAAATGGTAGATGATGGTAGATTTGCATCATTCTACGATAATGATTTTAATCGTAAGATTGATGAAATTACTAAAGCAGCAGAAGATATTTTACCAAATTATTATTCAGATGCTGAGAAAAATTCTAGGTGGTATTCTCCTTCTAAATTATTTAGTGCAAACTTTCTTTGGGACGGTATTGTTAAAAACTTAGGATTTGCTGCTGGAGCTGCTTTATCAGGAGGTGTATTTGCTACAGGATTAAAATCATTAAGTCTTTTGCCAGGATTAGCAAAATTAGTATCTATAGGAAAAGGTGCAGAAGTGTTAGCAGCTAGTACAGAAGAAGCTGTAGCAGCTGCTGCCACTGCAGGAAAAGTTGCTGAAGGATACGGTAAGTTAAAAGCTATATCAAATCAATTTTTAGGTTCATATAAAACATTAAATGCTGGTAATAGAGCAGTTGTTGCAGGACTTGCTACAACTGGTGAAGCTGGATTTGAAGCATTTAATAATCTGAATCAATTTAGGGATGATAAAATAGAAGAATATAAAAATACTCATGGTGGTCTTGATCCTATTGGTGCAGAGTTAGATAAAATTAATAAGGCTTCTGAGTCTGTTGGTAATAGTTCCTTTTTAGCCAATGTAGCACTATTAAGTGTTACTAACTATATTCAATTTCCAAAAATATTAGGATCTTCCTATCGTGCAGAAAAGGATATAATTAATGGTGTTAGTAGAAAAATTGGAGAAGTAACAACAGATACCACTGGTAAATTTATAGAAAAAGCTGTAACTGGTAATAAATTTTTATCTGCTTTAAATAAAATAAGACCATATACATTTTCTGTACCTGAAGGATTTGAAGAAGGTGCGCAGTATGCTATTCAAATTGGCACACAAGATTATTATGATAAGAAGTATGATAATAGTGCTACAAGTGCTATAGGTAGTATATTTGAAGGAATTAAAGAAACAGTTGGTACAGATGAGGGTATGGAAAATATTCTTATTGGTGGACTTTCTGGAGCATTGATGTTAGGCAGAGGTAGATATAAAGAAAATTCTGCAAAAGATATAAACACTAAAGCTGCGATTGAATCTTTTAATAAATCTAAACTTTCTGATTTTACAAGTGACACAATAGATTCTGTTAATAGAGGAACTGTTTTACAAGAAGATAGGGAAGAACTTTTAAAAGCAGGAAAAATTACTGATAGTAAAGATAAAGAAGCTGATTATATTATTAATTATTTATCTCCTCGTATTAAATATGGTAGATTTGATCTTGTAAGATCAGACATTGCTGAATATAGAACTCTTGCTAGTACTGAAGAAGGATTTGCACAACTTCAAGCTGAAGGAAAAGCTCTTGCGTCAGATACAAGAGAAGCATATTTAACCAGACTTGCGAAATTTGAAGCCACTGCAGAAAACACAAAATCATTATATCAATCACTCAATCTTCGCTATGGAGGAAAAGTAGATGTGGATAAAAATCCCATGTATACTTCTGCAGTGATGGATAAGATGGTCTATGCTGCAGCAAAGGTAGCAGATTATGATGATAGGCTTCCTTCTGTTGAAGCAACTCTTGTTAATGCAGGCATTGATATTGGTACAGTTAATGCAGACCTTATAACAGGAAATTTCGAAAGTTATAATGCTGCTATGGAAAAAGTCAAGACTCTTGATTCTACTATTCAGGAAGATGTTGGAGAAGCATTATATAGTGTTGGTCAAATGACTGTTCGTAGAAATTTATTTTTACAGGAATATACTGATATAAAAAATAATCCTAAAGAATATACATCAAAAGAAGAAAAGGAAGCATTAGAAAAGAAAGCTTCAATTGCAGCTGTACCTCCCACTTCTGAACCAACTGCTCCTGAAATAGAAAAAACTAATATAACTATTCGTACAAAATTTGGAGAAACTACATATCAAACTAATACTGAATATATATTAGGAAAAGTATCAACCTTTAATACTAATGGTGATGAAATTATTCATCTTCCTAGATTAACGATACTTAAAGATAATGGAGATAAAACAATTGATGTACAAGATTCAAAAGGGAATGTTAAAACTATAGAAAAAACAGAACTTGAATCTTATAACTTAACTCCTTCTAGCAGACTTGCTACAGATAAAAAGTTTAAATTTTTTCATGATAATAGAAATATGTTATATTATCATCATGGAATAAAATTAAAAAATGGTAAGTCTGCAGTTGGAAGATTAAGATTTAGTGGTAAAAAAGGCAAATTAATATTTGCTTATGTAGATGATAAAGGCGTAGTTCAAGAAAAAGAAATATGGAACACTTTATTTAAGGCTAAACCTGGATTTCATCAAGGAATGGTTGCCCCAATAAATATACTTACAGAAGATCAACAGAAATCTGAGAAAGCTTTTGTTGAAGATAATACTACAGTTTCTGATAGTCTTCAAATGAGAAACGATGTTATTGCTGATTTATATGAGAAAAGTTTAGATCGTCTTGCTAAAGTACGCAAAGATCTTGAACAAGCAAGAGATAAAATTAGTAAAAGTCAAGAAATTCTTACTGAAAAATCAACAGCACTTGATAATGAAAATTCAAAAAAACGCAGAAGCATTAAAAAAATTAATGCTATCAAAAATGAACTTGCTGTTTTATCTGAAACACATAATAAATTAACCATAGAACTTGCACAATTAGAAAATGAAAAAGAAGAATTAGAAGCAGTGCTTCCTAATTTTTTAAATTTTATCGCTGATCTTGAAAATCTTCCTGATGATGTAACTGATATTATCAATATACTTAAAGGGGATATTGATACTATAGATCAAACTATAAACAATGTTAAAGATAGTATCACTCAAACCACCACTTTGTTAAAAGATATTGAGGATACATTAGTACGTGCACTTTCTCTTTTTAATGATTACATTAAAAGATTAAAAGAAGAAAACCCCAATGTTCCTTTGTTTATTGAGGACTTTCAAGACAGAATAGAAAAAATATATGGTGAAGAGGGAGCTAAACAATTTATTGCTGAACGATTAGGATTTACAGAAACAGTAATAGAATTACAATCTAACATTGCTGATTTTCAAAATGAATTACGGATTCCTGAATTTACTAATAAGTTAGAAAAAGTTACCGATGAACTTAAAAGTCTTGATACTCAATTAAATGACTTAATTAATTTACAACTAGCTAAACAAGAATTATTAGAAAGTTTTAAAGAAGTAATCGAAAAACAGAAAAAAGAAGAAGAAGAATCAGAACAACTCCAGAAAAATGAAAGTCTTAAACATGCATACATAGGTACTCATGAATTAAGTATTCAAAATTTTATTACAGGAACACAATATGAACCTGCAAGTAAAAAAGATAACAAGGCTGTAGTTCGTGGAACAAGACCAATTGCTAAAGGAAAAGATCATCAGGTACGAGCAAATAATTTTGGATTTAATTTTCCTAAATTTACAAAAAAAGTTCAAGAAAAAATCAAAGGAATAGTTGTAACTTTTAATACAGAAGATCAAATTCTTAAAGGACTTTCTGATCATTTATTGGCTGGTCTTACTGATGCAGAAAAAGAAAAATATAAAAAAGAAGAACTTGTTGCTCTTGTATTAGTACAAGATAATGGAGACGGTACTTTTACATTGATTAATGAAAAAGGAAAACCTATTAGTAAAACTAAAACTGGTAAATATATTAATCCATTAAATCTTGCTATTTATCAAACTTTCCCTATGGGAGATTTAATGGGATCATATCCTGATAAAAATAATCCAAAAATATTTACTCGTCAAAGTATGTTTAGGGAAGATATTAACCCTGACTTAAAAACAAGATTAGAAAAAGAATATACTGCATGGAGAATAAACCAACTATCTCAAAAAACACTTGGAGGATTACATGAAATTAAAGTTTCATTTGGTATTCCTGAATATGTGGGGGAAATGAGAAGGGATGAAAAAACTGGAAAAGAATATTTTGATAGAGATACTTCCGCTAGAGTTCCTGTGCAAAAATCAGGACTTATAACTGATAATGATTTAAAAGAAAAACAAGTTGTTACTGTTGCTACAACTAATGATGATATTACTGAAGGAGGTGTAACATTTAAAACTCCTAGAGGTAGGGTATTTTTAAAAATTGCTAATTTTGGAATTGCTAAACTTTTCAATAGAAAATTTAATGAATCTGAAGCTTCTGTAATATTTGATGTAATTCATCAAATTTCTAAAGAAGGTGCAACATCAGGAAAAATGACTCCTGAAACCAAAAAATTAATAGAATGGTTAAAGACTGTTGTATATTGGGGAATTGCTAAAGATAGGTTTACAAATGAAAGAAAACCTGCAGGATATAATAATGTTTGGTTTGAGACAGTTAAAACTGAAGATGGAGGAGATGTAACAAAATTATTTATTTCTGGTATTAGTAATACGCCTACTCAAGGATTTACTTTTACTCCTATGTCATTACAAGATAATAAACGTGATATTATATATTTACTTACACAATTATATCATAATACAAATGCACATCGTGTAAATGAAGGATCGTGGAAAAAACCTTATATTCAAATAATAGGAATTGATAAAACTGGAACTTTAATTACTAAAAAATGGTCTAATTATCAAACTTATTTACTTTCAGATAAATCTCCTGATAGTGAAGGTAATTTAACTATTGCTAGAAATGTTGATGATATTCCATTAGTTACACAACATAGACCTCTAAAAAATGCAGAAGATGTAAATCGACATAGTATTTATTTTACATTAAATTCTCCCACCACAGATTTTGATTTTACTGAACCTGCTCCAACTCCAACAGTTGAAACTCCTACACCTACTTCTAAAGTAGTAACTGCTCCCACAGCTGCTCCTGCAACTACCACTCCTGCTGCCAGTAATCAAGGTGCATTTGCTGCCTCAGGGGCATTTATTTTTGATGGATTAACTATAAATATAATAACTACTACATATGGAAAAATTTATTTTAGATTTAATAGTAAAACAAATGAAATAAATTATGTTAATTATGATGATTCAATTATAGATCAATTAAAACTTCCAGTTAATGAGGGGGGATATGGACTTACAACAGATGCGGAAATAGAAAAATCTATTCAAGGAAGTATTCAAAGAAGAATATTACAACATCTTGAAAATGCTGCAGTTCCTGAAGCATCTCCTATAATTGATGCCCCTACTGTTACACCTGCTGTTTCGGTAGATGAAGATGTTGCTGCAAAATTAGCAAATATAATTGTTGACGATGAAGGACAAGTTCCACCTATAGACGATGATGAATGGAATGAACCTGGAGGACAGGATAATAAGGCTTATCGTTTAGAAATTGTAGAAAATTATAAAAATTTCAAACGTGAAGATTGGAGTAAACTTGAAGAATGGTTTAAAACTCATTTTAAAAATATTCCTATATATAGGGTAAAGAATATAATACAAGCTACTAACGGAAAACAAGCATGGGGTATGTTACACAAAGGTGCAATATATCTTTATGAGAATGCTGAAGTTGGTACAGCTTATCATGAAGTATTTGAGGCTGTATGGAAAATGTTTGCTGGTCCAACAGATAAACAACTTATTATTGATGAATTTAGAAATAGAAAAGGTAGTTATACAGATAGATTTAATAAAGATGATTCTGGTAAACCTATTGTAATAAAATATTCAAAAGCTACTCCTGAACAAATAAAAGAAGAAATCGCTGAAGAATTTAGAGAATTTATTCTTTCAGGTAAAACAGTAGCAACTACACAAAAAGGTAAATCTTTAATTTCAACATTATTTCATGATATTATAAATTTCTTTAATACATATTTTTTTGGAAAATCTGCCAGATTAAATACTCAAAAATTATTTGATAAAATTGGCAATGGTTATTATAATGAATTTAATCCTTATGCTTCAAAATTAAATTATGCAGAAACAGGCATCATAGATATTGAAGATATGCAAGGAGATACTACTTCTGAATTTAGTAAAGTAAAAAATATTCCTGCACTTCAGGTACATGAAGTTATACAACATATGACTTTTCATGTATTACGTTCTCTTACCAGAACAAACCAAGATTTATTTTCTATACCTAATTTAAATAAAACAGAATTATATAGTAATCTAAAAAAACAGGTTGAACTTACAATTAGAAGTAAAAGAGATGCTTATGTAGCATTGTCGAAAAATGGAGAAATACCCGAAGAAGAAGCTAATTTTAAAATTAATAATCTTAAATATTTATATGGACAATTTCAAAGTAATTGGAATGATATTATTTTAAAACATGAAGATTATTTAAAAAAATTCAATATTGAATTTGATGAAAACGATGAACTTGCATTAGATGAAGATAAGGGCAAAGAAGATCCTTATGGTAACGCAAGACAAATAGATACGTTTAGAAAAGCCAATAGTGCAATTAAATTACTATTTGGATCTTTACCTTATGTAAAAAGAATAACTACCAGAGATACTACAGGTAAAGAAATTAGTACAACAATCACACAATCATCATCTTTTGGAGGAGTAACGTTATTGCCTGCAGATAAAGTAAATATTGAATTATTAAATAAATTACATGATTCAGTAGACTTAAATGAAATGTTAACCAGACTTCAAAAATTAGCGATAGATAATCCTAATTACGAAGCTCTTTATTATCGTCTTACTAAAAGTGAATCTTCAAATGCTGTAGATTATGATACACTTAAAGATCATGATTGGCATCTTATTAATGCTTTTTGGAAAGCAATGAAAAAACAGAATGCAGATGTTATTACTGTATTCATTCTTCCTGCAGGAGATATCGTAATAAGTGATTCAGCATTAAGTAGTGCTACCAAACAAGCTAAACGTACGTTAAGTAATAGTATGATTAGCAAAATTAAAAAAACCAATAATAAAGATGATTCTGGTACAAAATATTTTACATATAATGATCGTACTGGAAAATATACAGTTACTCCACTTGCAAAAAATATCAAATTTAGTTCTAGTCAATTAGAAGGATATATAAAATTTTTATCAGAACTTGGTATTGATTTTACAATGGATGATTTAGATAAACTTGATACTATTGAACACAGAACTAAACTTAATATATTTAGGAACGCGGTGGAAGGGATTCAACTTAGTATTTCTAAACTTGAACCTATACTTGAAAATGGTAAAGTAAAAACAGACGCAGAAGGTCACCCTATAGATTTTAGTATTAGTTCAATTAGTTCTAGAACTTTAGATATTGATAAGAATTTAATGCAACTTGCTACTATTAAAGCTGTTCTTGAAAATCCTGAATTTGAAAGTACTTATTTTAATCTTAATGGTGATCGTACCCAAACATATGTTGGTACAAATGCATTAAGCAACCTCCATCATGTCTTGTCAAAATTAGAAAATATCAACGAATTGACTGATGATATTAGAGGATATTCAGAATTTAAATTCCTTCTTACAGATAAATTTGCTAAAGGTTCCATTCTTTTACAAAGAATGTTTAATTTAAGTGATGATGGATCTGGGAATCGTATTTCTGGTACTGAATACATTTTAAAACCTGTATTTATTGATGGTACAGTTAATGAACAAAACGGAAAGAAAAAAGAATCTTCAAAACAAACATATAAACAAAGATTAATACAAGAACTTAATTTAAATATAGATGGTGTTTACCTTAATCTTGTTCCTGGCGATGCCTCTATGGAACATGCATCAAGATTACATGATAGAGAAAATCCATTTGTAACAAGTGATGACTATGATAATAAAGAATATCTTGAAATATTTAAAGATTATTTTATGTCTGAAGTTGAACTTTCAAGGGATGATCGTAGAGTGGTTGGTAAAAATAAGTCTACAGATCTACGATTCTTTAAAGCTATTCTTGCAGATAATAGTAAGACAAAAGATGAAGATATAAATAGATTACATAATAAAATTATAAATACTTCAAAAAAAGTTTCATCACAAAAACTTTATAAGGATAATAAAAAAGAAATAGATGCAGCTGTAGAAAAATTTATTAAACAAGAAGGTGACGATGTATATGCATTACTTACTGCTTTTGAAATTATAAAAGAAACAGAAGAAGGAATTACTGTTGAAAATCTTTTATTGACTGAAGGTTTAGAATTAACAGAAACTGCATTAAGAGAAAAACTTAATATTCTTTCTATTAATTATATAATTGCAAATATTGAGTTTCATAAAATTGTATATTCTGATCCTTATCAATATTCTGATGAACTAAAACGTATTAAGAATTTTCTTTCTCCTAGAGAGCCTTTAATGCATGGTTCTGCTACAGTCATGAGTGCCATCAATACTCAATATAATCAGGACTATCTTGAAACTGAAAACGATCTTGGATATTCAGATATGAATAGAGATCATTTTAGATCAATTACTCTTGCTGATTTATTTAGTTATGATGATACTATTCAAGATTATTCAAATGCCTATGAAGAGCCTGAAGGAGGAGGATATATCGTGATGAAAGGTCTTAGGTTATTTAGAATTTTAGGAGGAACTTGGTCAGATGATAATGAACGTCAATACAAATATGATGTAGCTTGGGAAAAAAGGAAAAAAGCAGAAATTGCTAAAGCTGCAGGTAACATTACACTTGCAACTACTCTTTATGATAGCATAAGTCTTAAAGAAATTGATCTATTAGATAGAGGAAATCCTAACATAAGAGATACTTATACACCTATTAAACCTATTGTTTCTGGTAATAAAAATAATGGTAGAGATTATAATGACGTAGTCCTACATAAATTTGCATTAGTACCAATATCATATAGAGTTATGTATGAATTAAATCCTAATTCAAACATGTTAAAACTTTATGATAAAATGGAAACTGAACAAGTTGATTATGCTGTATATGAATCAGGTAGTAAAGTAGGTACTGAAAAACTTACTAGATTATATGATGATAAGGGAAACTTTAATACTGCTCCAATACAAACTCCTGAAGAATTATTAGATCCATATTCAGAACAAGCTATATCTAATATTCCTTATTCTATCGTAAGTGTACAAACAGAAGTTCCCTCAAAAGATACTCCTAAAGTTACACAAGGTTCACAAATTACCAAACTTGTCACTCTTGATTTCATGGATGCAGGCGTACCCATTGATTTTCATATAAAGGACAATAAAGGAAATCTCATAACAGATTTTGATCAAAGATTTATTGCTTGGACAGCATTGAAAACAGATGCTGAAAAATTTGAACAATCTTCATTATATAAAGAAATAAAAAATAATCAAAAACTTTTAGAAGCTAAGATTGAAAATGGTTATTATTCTTTATTAAAAAAATTAGGAATTAAAAAAACAGATGATGGATTTGTTCTTTTTGATAAAGCCAGATTAATAAATACTTTAAAGGATGAAATTTTAAAAAGAGAAGTAAATGATAATATATTAGATGCATTTGATGGATTTAAGAAAGGAGATGTTGTACTTGAAGCTACTCCTGCATATCAACAAATAAGGAACATTCTTTATTCTATTGCGGATCATAATGTTGTAAGACCTAAGATTTCTGGTGGTATGAAGGTACAAATTCCATCTACTCTTTTAGAATCCGTTAGGGCAGTTCCTGTAATAAAAAAAACTAGAAAAGGAAAAGAAGTATTAGGATATTCCTCTGATGTTTTAAAATTTTATGAAGATGTTGATGGAAAACGTTATTGTGAAATAATGATTGGTAGATGGTTTAGTAGTACAAAAACTGATAAAGAGTTAATTGAATATTTTAATAATACAAAAGAAGGACAAGCACAAATGGCTGCTTTAGCAGGTGTTGCTTTTCGTATTCCTACACAGAAACAAAATTCAATTGATGCTTTTAGAATTAAACAATTTCTTCCTACTGAATTTGGTGATTCAGTTGTAATTCCTTCAGCATTAGTAAATAAATCAGGATCTGACTTTGATATTGATAAACTTTCAATTTATTTAAAAAATGTTATCACAGGTAAAAATGGTTTTCCTGAAGTTATTAAACTTCTTACAGATGAAAATTCTACTATAGAAAAAAGATATACTAAATGGGTAACTTCAGTTAGTGATAGAGATGTATCTAAATATGTACATTTTTTGAATAAAGGAATTATAAAAGAACTTAGGAGTAATTTTAAAAATGAATTAGTTGAAATAAGTAAAAAATATAAATCTGAAGTAAGTCTTGAAAAAACTAAAGCTTATGAGGAACTTGTTAATCTTTACGAAAACGATCTTAAGAAAAATTTAGCACATTCTGATCAAGAATTATATTTAGAAGAATTATTTGATGTAGGTAGATCTGTATTCTTTAGATTATCTCCAACAACTAGAGTAGATTATTTTGAACTTAAACAAGAATTAAAAGAACAGAAGATTGAAGGTCCTGCAGAAATAGAACAGTATCTTGCTTTAACTATATCTAAACTTTGGAGTAATCAAAATCCTAAAGATGCTGAAGAGTTAACTAATCTTGCTAAAATTTATGAAGAAGAATTAAGAGCAATAGGTATAGCGACTGATTATATAAATGAATATAAAACAAAAGCTCTTGCTGCATTTAGAGAAAAGAAGACTACCGCAATTCGTGAAGTTATTGATATAATTAATCGTGTAAGAGAAGGTATAACCTATGATTATTATGTTGAAAAAGATGAATTAGAATTACTTGCAGCTAAAGAAATGGCTGAAATGGATGAATTATTATCTATTGAAGAATTTGCAAAATTATCTATACTTCAACAAAATACTAAAGAAGCTCTTGAAAATTCATATATTGAATCTTTAGAAAATTTAATATCACATCCCTTAAATTTTGCAAATTTAGTTAAACCTAATTCTGCAGAACAAATGAAGGTTTTATCAAAAACTATTAATACAAAACTTGGTATAGCTGAAAAGGATTATTCTTCTGTAGGAAATATGCTCAATAGAAGATTTATGACAGGTTTAAGACAAGCTTTTGTAGGAGGTAGATATGCTATTGGTATTGCTGCAGTAGCACAAACTAATCATGCTCAAAATCAACGTGCAGTAACATTTCTTGATCCATCTAGATTAGCTACTATTAATATACCAGATTCTGATAAAACTATTCTTGGATACAATAAAGATGCAAAAAGTTATGCAACAGATTCAAATATTAATTTTGCAGAATATAATTCAATCAAAATTAATGGAATAAAAAAACCTACATTATCTAAAATAAAAGATGCATTAGGAATAAATTTTATATCAGATATCATTGGACAATTTATTGATGGATATGTTGATATATCTAAAGGACCTTGGATTATGGATTTAGGAGCAACTCCTAATGTAGCAGGAACTTGGTTATTCCTTATTAAATTAGGTGTACCAATTAATAGTGTTGCTTATTTTATGAATCAACCTATTATTCGAGAATATCTACAAAAAATAGATAATAAAGGATATTCCTGGTTATTTATTGGTACGTTTGTTGACCAAATGTTATTAAAATATAAAACAAACGCAACTTTTAATGAGACAGGAACAGTAGTAACAACTATTCCAGGAGAAACCCTTCTTGGTAATAATGTTGGTAAAGCTCTATCAGAAATGTCAGAACTTGAAAAAGCTGAACAACAATATATGCTTAAAGAGTTTTTGAAATATGCTAAAATGGCTTCACATTTATTTGATGTTACACAGGGTTCTAATTTTGATACTGCTAATCTTAATGATCCTTATTTAATATTTAAAAAACTTTTACAATGGAAAAAGGCACAAAACACAATGATATCATCTGTAGATGATTTAATGGAAAATTCTTTTGTGGCATTCTTAAAAACTGCAATGCTTAATGTAAGAGATGCGTTTACAACTATTCTTATTTCTGATAGTAATAAAACTGATGGTACTAGAGCATCGGTTAGAGACGTTATTGAAACTGTATTAACTCCTTATATAAGTATTAATGATAGAGATTTTATTAGACTTTCTCAAAAAGCAGTCAATGATCTGTTTGATTGGGCAGTACAAACAAACACCCAACTCAATAATAAAATAGCAAACATATTACTTGGTGTAAAAGATCCAGCTACTAAACAAATACTGATTGATAGTGCTGCTGTTGAAATAATGAAGTTTAAAGAAAGTATATTAGGAAATAAATCTGGAACTATAAAAGCTCAAGAAAATCATCCTTTATATAACAATATCATATTAAGATCAATAGATATAGAAGTAGGAGGAAAAGAAAATAAAGTTAACAATATCTATATAACAGGAAGAGACAATAAAGTATATGATCAAAATCTTATCATATATGGATTTGAAGAATTAAAGAAAAACTTAACTGATAATAATAATCTTGAACTGTATACTAAATTAGTAAGTCTTGCAGTAATACAATCAGGTCTTACTAATTCAAAAATTGCTTTTACTAATCTTCTTCCTTATGATGATTTCAAAGAAATATATAATGAAACCTTGTCTGAATTAGAAAATATGAGTAATTTAGCAGACTTTGCTAAACTTAATGTATTTGAAAGAAACAATTGGAATAATGACGATGTTGCACCATTTCTTAAAGATGAACTAACTAAAAGTAAAAGTGGAAGATATTATTATAAAAATCAATTTTTTGTAAATGAAGGTCTTAGAAAAGCATCTGAAAAAGGATTACTCCCTAAATTAATTAGAATCTCAACAGCTTCATTTGAAGGACGTTCTGATTTTATGGTATATAGTTGGGAAGATAAAATAGGAAGTGCTGAAAGAATTAGAAGAAGAAAATCTGATAATAAATCACATATCCATAAAGTATTAATGAAAAAAGTTTATATAGAAACTAAACAAGGTAGAAAACCTCTCATTCAAATTACTGAAAGTAATGGGAGTTTATACTATAGTTATGTATATAAAGCAATTAATGCTTGGGGAGATTCTTTTAAAGCACAAGAATTTTATGATAAATTAAATCCTAATGATGGTAATTCAACTATAGGACCTGCATCTGTAATAGATAATGGATTTGATAAAGTGCAAAAAACTCTTGATCAATATGGCAGACAAACATCTTCTAATGAAATGGAAGATATTGATATTATTTCTTATTATACAGGCGATATATATGGTATGACAAAAGATGAGTTTTCTAATATAGAATCAATTGTTCAATCTCCTTCTATTATTCCTACACAATCTAATAATATAAATATATATGCAGGAACAAATGAAAATGCTGATTTAAGTAATTTTGCAGAAAGACCAGTTAGAATAGGTGGTATGAATTATAAAAATGTAGAATCTGCATTTCAACATACTAAATTAACATTTTCTAATCCTTTAACTACTCAACCTATTGCAATTCAAGAAGCCCAATGGTTTAATCTTACTGGGAAAGAAGCAAAAGCTTTAGGTAAATTATTTAAAGGATTAGATACTGTAGAATGGGATAATCAATCTTCTTCTATAATGAAGACTATATTAAAGGAATCCTTTATTCAAAATCCAAATGCTTTACAAAAACTTCTTGCTACAAATAATGCTACATTAACTCATACCCAAGATAGAAGTAAGTGGGGTACAGAATTTCCTAAATTATTAATGGAAGTAAGAGAAGACTTAAGTATTGAACCAGTATCTACTAATATTAGAAATGCAGAAGAAATATATTCTAAATTAGGTAATAAAACAGTTTCAGAAAATGTTAAAATAGTTGATAAACCCTATCTCTATTCTGATGAACAAAAGAAAGGAAAAGCTATTGTAGCTTATAAATCAACTAAAATGCCAACATCTTTTGAAAATCCTTTTCATACAAGTGGTAAAACTACTAAAGAAAATGTGATTGACTTTATTGATTTTTTCTTAAATAGTAATGAGACACAAGCTGTTTGGATGAGAAACAAGGCAACGTCAGGAGAATTTAAAGGAAAACCAATTTATTATGGAAACACACAAGCCACTAAAGAAAATCAACCTTCCCATGCAACAGCAATAGACTATCTAATCAATAAATATGATTGGGATCAAAGGAATGGTATTAATAAAAATGCTCCCGAAGGACTTCCTCCTATTAATAGAACACCTAAAACTTGCGAATAATATGCCTTGTAAAATTGAAATAAGAAAGAATATAACACGAGATGTTATAGATCATTCAGACCATGCCCTTAGAATGTCTCTTGAGGATGCTAATCAAGTTGCTAGTAAGATCAATAATTCATATGGAGTTAGGGTAGTCTCTTTTGGTATGGAAGGAGAAGATGTTGTTGCTAGACATATAAATATACCATCAACTCTCGTTGATGTATATTATAATCATGAATTAAAATTAGAAGCAAAAAATCAAGAAATTATTGATCAGTCTGCAGAAGATCTCCAACAATCTGAAATAGAACGAGGAACTCTAGCAGAAGAAGATCGTAATGAGTATTATCAAATTAAACAAGAACAATATCACGAAGGGTTGCGTGAAACACTTTTAAAATTTCTAAAAGGAATAAATATTACAGTGGATGATCATGCTACTGATTTATTATCTTCACTTAAGTTTAAAGATACTCCTACAGCAGCATTCGATGTACTTCAAAAATTTTTAGCATTAAAAGATGATATTACCGATCCTGATTTAGCTTTACAAGTATCTAATGTTATATACACTTTTCTTGGAAAAAAATCTAAATTAGCTAAAGACTTATGGTTTAATGTTAACAAGTGGTCTAAATATAAAGAAGTATATGATAGATTTTCAGGTGTCCACGAAGAAGTTTCAGAAGATACTGATTATAAAGATGAAAGAGTAAACAACTTTGCTCATAAACAAGCCATAATTCACTTAATAGCTGAATCTATACTAAATAATTATGGAAAGACTATAGATGTTAAATCTCAGGATAATCCAGATATAGATAAGACTTATTTTGAAAATCTTGGATATAGGGATAAATATGAAGTTAATGTTCTTAAAAATCTTCTTAATGGCGTTTGGAATTGGATAAACAAAAATATATTACAAAATAAACCTTTTCGTGAAGTAGATGAACAAGGATTAAAAGATACAATATTAGATATTGTAGATGATGTTTTTAAACAAGATTATAAAAAATTTGTACGAAACACATTTATGAAAGATGGTAAATTATATAAACAAGATGGTAAAGAACTTGAACTTAAGGATTATGATGAAACATTAAATAAGGATTCATTTGCTAAAGAAATTATAACCACATTGGTAGAACATCCTTTTATGGGATATAAATTATCAGGGAGTCAAACCTTACGAAAATATGGTAAGGTATTTAGACCTATTGATGAAGATCTTCATGATATTGATGGTGTAATTACTCTTGATCAATTTAGGAAAGAACAAAATTCACAAGAATTTTTACGTTGGTTAAGAACACGAGGTTTATTTTTACAAAAAAATAATAAACGAAAAGAATTTACAAAAGGTGTTGAAAAGTTTCTTTCTGAAGAAGCTTGGTATAAAAATCTTAAAATATTATTTCCTAGTTGGAAATTGGATGTAGCATTTATTGGTAAAGATCACAAAAATGCAGAAAGTGTAACCATTACAGGGAGTATTGCGCATCCTACAGAAATAGATCCTAAGACAGGAAAAAATAAATTATATGTTATGGATTTCTTTCTTAGAACAGATGAAGGATTTTATCCTGAAATATTTGATAACTATTGGAAAGATTGGAAACAAATATTTGAGGCAAAACTTAATATGGGAAGATCTAAAGATCTAGAAGATCTTATTTATTTTGATCCATTTATTCAAGATAAATATAAATTTACTAATAAAGGATTTCGATATTTTACTTTTGCCAGTAATGCTGAATTTGGAAATAATCAAAATCAATTAACTGATATGTCTATGTCAGCAGCATCTGAAGAAACTTTAAATAAGGTGAAGGAAGCTGCTAAGAAAATGGGTATTAATATTGAAAATCTTGCAGATTATGCTAAAAAAACAGGACTTGATATAAAATCTATTAATGGTGTTGCTGATCTTATTAAAGGAATTGTAGCAATTGCTCAAGGGGTTGAAAATATTGCATTAACTGAAGAAATGGTACATATAGCTACAGCTATATTAGAACAAACTAATCCTGCATTTATAACACAATTAATTTCTAAAATAGATAAGTTTAAAATTTATGATATTACTCGTAAAGCTTACGCGGGAAATAAAAATTATCAATTATCAAACGGTAAACCTGATATTCGTAAAATTAAAAAGGAAGCAGTTGATAAATTAATTGCAGAACTTATTATTTTTCAATCTGAAGGAAGTACAGAATATCCTGAATTAAGGGAAGAAAAAAATCAGTCTATTATTAAACAATGGTGGAATTGGATCCTTGGTTATATAAGAGAAGTATATAGAAAAACTAATATTTCAATATTTGAAGAAGCTGCACAAAAAGTTATGGCAGCAGATTATGGAACTATATCGGATATAAAACGTAAAGATACATTTTATCAAATTAAAAATGATAAAGTGGATGCTTTGTATGATACTGTTATAGATAGAGATAGTAGAATAGAAGGACCTATTCCTGCAACTGATACAGATAAAAGACATTATTTATTTGATGGAAAACGTGTAGCAAAAAGTGTAACTGAAAAAGTTAAAGCTTTTTTAAAAATGCCAACACGAACTCCTGCACAACAAATTATAGATGATCAAAAAAAAGAATGGGGAAGTGAAGGACATGCATTTATATATAAATATATCACTACTAACCTTATAGATAAATTAGGATATAGACTAGATGTGCCACTTAACATAAGAATTGATAATGCATTTACGGAGGAAATAGAAAAAGCTTTAATAAACTTTTCTAAAGAATTAATAAACTCTTATAAAGATGGTACTAGATTTCTCTTAGAAAGAAAAGTAGTCAATGAAAAAGTTAAAGGGTTAATTGCTTCTGCTATTGACTTTATGGCTATTGAACCTAATGAGGAGACAGGAATGAAAGTGGATATTCTTGATTGGAAATTCACTAGTATTGATAAAACACGAGAAGATGATATTCCTTGGTTTAAACAAAAAGAATGGATTCCTCAAATGGGTGAATATTCTAAAATGTTATATAATTATGGAGTTAAGCCTAATCAGTTGAGAAAAACTCGAATGATTCCTTTTATAAATAATTATAGTTATTCTGTACCTGGAGATACTAAAAGTGCTCTTGTTCCTACATCTGTAGAAGTTGGAAAAATTAATAGTCTTACAGAAACTAATTTATATTTACTTCCTGTGGCTCTTCCAACAGAAAGTACAGGAAATAGTAAAATAGATAAACTTCTCGAATCATTACGTCAACAACATAAAAAACTTTTTTCAAAACCTGTTTCTCCTGAAGATAAATTTCAGAAAAATATAGAATTAGCAGCATTAAGTGCTGCTATTAGATCTTTGCATTTAAGATTGGATTTTAAACCATTGATTAGTGTTGGTAAAACATTTTTAGATAATGCTAAAGTGGTAATATCATCTTTTGAAAATATTGATTATTCCAAATTAACTGTAAAAGAAATACAAGATAAATTAACTAATCTAATAGAATATGGAAAGAGTGCTGAGAAATATACAAAACTTGATGACATATTTCTTTCTCATTTTCCCAAAGAAGGATTAACTAAAGAAGATCTTGACATATTAGTAAGTTTAGATCGTCTTAGTAGTGCTACAGAAAGAATGGTCCATAAGATAGAAACTATTCAAACAGAATATGTTATACAACTTGCTTTAAGTAGGGGAATTAATCTTGACGTTGTTGTAACTCCAGAAGGGGAACGTAAAATTCAAGCTGAAGCAACAATAAGTGGATTTGTAAGAACTTTTGAAGAAGCTTCAAAACTTCCTGCAAAACTTATTAATCTTGCTACAAATCTTATAGTAAACTCACATAATTTAGTTGATCTAATTTATGCTGAAAAAATGAAAGCATATGAGAAAATTATAATTCCTTTAGAGAAAGAAGCAAGGGCGAAAGGTGTTAAAGCTTTTAATATGATTGGAAATATATCTACTACAGGATTAAATTTAATTCGGAAAATAGATAAAGTTTTTTGGAATGAATTACAAGATGCTAGAACCAAACATGATAAAAAGTTTTTTTTAAGTAATTTAGATATTGTTGAATATAATAAATTATCAAAAGACATTATTGATAAGGGTATTGAATTATTAAATAGGCAAAATTTTTCGAGTGATGAAAAAACAAATGAAGAAAAAAAATCAGCAGCCATAACAAGACTTAAAAACTCTATTGATATAAATAGAGATACATTTAATGGATATGAAGGATTTCAGTTTGGTAGACTTATAAATCAAACATTGATTGAAGAAGGACATTTATCTGAAGAATATTTAAATATGTCCAAAAGTGAGAATGCTTTAAGAGTTTGGGAATTTTTTACAGAATTAAATCAAAAAGGAAAACAACTTGGTTATCTTGAGAAAGAAGGAACTTCCTTTTTTCCATTAATTGAAGCAACTACTTTACATAAATTTAATCAAACTCAAAATTATGGAGCTCAATTAAAAGACTTTTTTACAGATTTATATTCAGTTAGAATAAATGAAGAGAACGCATATTCAAAAATTGATCCAGAAACTCAAAAGAAAAGAAAACAAATACCTAAATATTTTACAAAAACTGATAAAAAAGTAGAACAATTATCTACAGACCTTAATCAAGTAGGAGGACTTTGGCTTAAAGCATTATTAGATTATGAAAATTCTAAAAGTATGGAAGGTACTCTTCAAACTATTTTAATTGTAGAAAAAGCTAAAGGGAGTCTTATTTTAGATGAACAAGGAGACGTCATGTTTGATGGTGCTGTTGTTAGAGTGGATGAATCAGTTAATAAAAATGCTAATATTTTAGAAGCAATTGTAGATGATCATTTATATAATTTACAGGAAGATGCTAATTCTATAGGTAATTTAAGTCTTTCTTCTGTTACAGGAAAATTAAAGAAAGATAAAGAATCAATAGAAAAAACTGAAGTTTCAATAAAAAAGGGAATAAAAAATGCAGATGTACTTGTCAGAGTATTGGGTGTAGGATTAAAACCTTTAATCGGTCTTTCAAACTGGGCAGGATTTCAATTACATGCATTTATTACTTCTGGAAGTTTTTATACATTTTCAGAATTTGAAAAAAACAATGCAAAAATTACAACTAATCTTGGAATTTCTACAATTGAAAGAGGGTTGTTAAATCTTATTGTTCCTTTAACTGAAAATATAACTACAGAAATGAGAAGGCGTATGGCAAAATCTCAAGGATTTCTTGAATATTTAAGTACTTGGACATTTTCAGATGTAATGATGGTTACTAGTTCATTTCCTGAAAGAAAGTTACAGTTTGCTAATGCTATGAGTTTTAATCAAAATTCAATGGTAGTTAATGGTAAAATTGTAAACATTAGACAATATGTAAAAAAACAAGATAGACAAGAAAAATATAAAAAAAATGAAGATGGTTCATATGTATTAAATGAAACAGAAAGATCTGCTTTAGATAAAACTTATGAAGAAAGAGTTAATCAATTAAAAGAAACTTCGTCATTAGTTAAAATTGCAAAAATAGAAAATGATGAAGTTATTATTCCAGGAGTATCTACTGAGGCATTATCTGAATATCGTACTAAAATTATTGAACATACTAGAACTTTAAATGGTCAAATGACTGAAGGTAATAAAGCTGGATATAGAAGAGATACTATATTAACATCTTTTATGATGTTCAAGACTTGGATTCCTAAACTTACATCAGGTCGTATATCTGGTATTCAAAAAAACATAGAACTTGATGAATGGCAATATGGAAGAGCTAGAGTTTTTATAAAAACATGGGCACATCTAGGAACTAAAAATATTATGAAAATGCGTGATATTATACTTGGTACAGATGAAGGACTCAAGATATTAAATGATATGTTAGAAATTAAAAGACAAGAGTATTTTAAAAAAACAGGGCAAACTCTTGAAATTTCAGAAGAAGAATTTTATGACTTAATGAAAAATGAATTAACTAGAGAATTAAAAGAACTCGAAACATTATTTTTATTAATGGGTGTTATAATTGCTACGAAAGTTGCTGCTCCTCCAGATGATTCAACCGATTTGGAAAAAAATAGATTTAAATATTTTAGTAAGGGTATAAATAAAATAGTTGATGAAATAGCATTTTATTATAATCCTACATCTATGGAAACTATAACTAGAGGAACAGTACTTCCTGCATTAGGATTATTAACAAAAATTGAAAAAATTATTGAAAGTTTAAGTAAAGAAGTAATTGGTTATGCTATAAATGATGAAGATATGGTAAAAAAAGCTTATCCAATGAAATATTTTCTTAATATAATTCCTGGAGCAGCTCAATTTAATTCAGAAGTTCTTCCTTATATAGCACCAGAATTAGCTAAAGAAATGGGCATACGAGTTACTTCACAATCTAGAAGACAATAGTAATAGTGTTATGCTATATTATGTCTAAAATAAATTAACGTTTGTAAATTATATTATGTTAAAATTGTATATTTGTAAAGAAAAATATACAATTTTACAATATAATTTGTAAAAATATTATAAATTCTTACTAACTTATGGACTCATAGTGAAAACATTAGTAAATTGTCAAACAGAAGGATTAACTTGTCAGGATCAAATAACAAACGAGCTCAAAAGCATGGATCAAAGACTATACGATCTAGAGGAACGTATCACCTCTATCGACACTAAACTTACTCAGGTTGTAGATGCCATACTAGGAAATCCACTCACTAAGACAGGAGGATTTGTTAATGATATCGAAGTCTTAAAAGACAAGACAAAAGTTCTTGAGGGAAAGATACAGAAGCAAGAAGAATTTAAAAAGAAAATTGGTTGGACAATAGGAATTATTATATCAATAGTTATAGTAATTGAATATCTTTCAACCATATACTCAAACATTAAAATATGATATTATTTTTACAAATCTTTAAGGATGAAAGAGGACACTATTCTTCCAATAGATTTGTAGGAATATTATGCACTTTAAGCCTCTGTGTGACATTATTTATTAATGTTCTATCAAAGGGAGTATTTACACCTGCGGATTCACTGGTGAGCGCAATAGGCATGTTAGCATTTGGATCTTTAGGACTAGGTGCAGCGAATAAAATTTTTAAGAAATCAAAACCACACGAAGATGAATCTATCTGAACACTTAACATTAGCAGAAGTTATACGAAGTGATAGTGCCAAACGTAAAGGAATCAATAATCAGCCTACAGAGGAACATTTAAAAAACCTTAAACTTCTTGCTGAAAAAATATTTGAACCTATACGTAAACATTTTGGTGTTCCTATTTATATATCAAGTGGATATAGGAGTAAAGAGTTAAATTCATCTATTGCTGGGAGTAGTCTTACTTCTCAACACTGTCAAGGAGAAGCCCTTGATATAGATATGGATGGGTCTGCCAATAGTATTACAAATGCAGATGTGTTCAATTTTATTAAAGATCATTTAGAATTCGATCAACTTATTTGGGAATTTGGATTTAATATAAATCCTGATTGGGTACATGTAAGTTATGAATCTACAGGTAAGCAAAGAAAACAAGTTTTAAAATCAACTAAATCAGGAAGCAAAAATGTTTATACGTCTTACAAAGGCTAATCTTAATACGCTGTTACCGAGTGTGTTAATCATTGTACTTTTTTTAATTATAATCTTGCAACGTTGTAATAGAACTGATGTTCCTGTTATAGCCCCTAAGATAGATACTATAATAAATATCATTACTATACACGATACTGTTGTAGGAAAACCAAAGTATATTAAAACCAAACCTGATACTATTTGGCAAATTATTCCTGAATATGTTCCAGATACAAACTATCCAGGATTATTAAAACAATATACAGACCTTGGTAATAAACTCTTTGCTCAAAATATTTATGAAACAAAGTTTCCCATTGATACATTTGGATTTGTTACAGTCTTTGATACAATTAAAATAAACAAATTAATAGGAAGTAAATTAATAAGTGATTTAAAAATTCCCGAAAAGATAATTACAATAACAGAACAAGCTCCACCTAAAAGACAAGTGTATGTAGGTATGGCACTGATAGGAAATCCTACAGAACTGCTTAACGGTATGCAAATAGGAGCATTGTATAAAGATAAAAAGGATAGAATATTTGGAGTTCATGTCGGATATAATGGCGAAATTCAGTATTCACTTTCTAGTTATTGGAAATTAAAATTTTAAATCATGGCAAAAGGTAAAGTTTCAACAGACAGTAAAAAAATAACCTTTGGTAAGAAAAAAAGTGGGAAAGCCCACAAGACCTTCAACAAGAAAGATAAGAAGGAAAGAAATTACCGAGGACAAGGATAAAAACATTAAATTAGCAACACATGAATCCTGATGGAGATAGTAAACCAAAGGCTAAAAAACTTAAGAAGTATGAGAGAACTATCCTTAATGTTAGGGATGTTCTTTTTGCCATTTGGATACGATTTTATATTCAAACTCATCATGGATTTGACGCAATCATTCTGGGTAGCAGATCTTACTTTTTATGGACTCTCAGGCTCGTTTTTCTCTTGTTATATACTATTATCCAGATATATAAATAAAATGGTTTAAATAAAGTACACAATTAACAACTAAAAATAGAATTTATCCATTCTACACATAAACTGTTACAACTATGTCAAACTCAAATGTATATATCAAAAGTGGTATTTGGAGAAAGACCACAACTCCTGTAAAAGGAGAATTAAATCTTGACGCAATAATTGCAGCAGTTAGTCCTCCTTCTGCCCCTTCTATTATGATTGCAGGAACAGGAACATGTTCTACAATGAGAGATGGAAATTTTAATAGTGCATCTGGTCTTTATTCAACTGTTGGTGGTGGGTATGGTAATACAGCATCTAATCCTGTTTGTTCAAGTGTTGGTTCAACTGTTAGTGGTGGAATAAATAATACAGCATATAATAGTTATTCAACTATTAGTGGTGGAATTGGTAATGTGGCATGTGGTAATCGTGCAACTGTTGGTGGTGGAAATAGTAATACAGCATCTGGTTATTGGTCAACCGTTAGTGGTGGATATATTAATATAGCATCTGGTTATATTTCAACTGTTGGTGGTGGATATAGTAATACAGCATCTGGTTATATTTCAACTATTAGTGGTGGAAGGGTTAATATAGCATCTGGTCGATATTCAACTGTTAGTGGTGGAAATCTTAATACAGCATCTGGTGATTGTTCAACTGTAGGTGGTGGAATATGTAATACATCATCTGGTTTTATTTCAACTGTTGGTGGTGGAAGGACTAATACAGCATGTGGTCAATATTCATTTGTTGGTGGTGGGGAAAAAAATACAGCCTCTGGTAATAACGCAACAATTGGTGGAGGAATATGTAATAATTCTACATATCTTGGAACTTTTGTTGGTGGAGGAAATAAAAATTCAGCAACATCATATTATGATGTAGTAGTAGGTGGAGCTTGTAATACTGCTTCAGGAATGTATTCCTTTATAGGTGGTGGACGTAGTAATCGAGTATCTGGTAGAAATTCAACTGTTAGTGGAGGATATTATAATTGTGCGATAAGTGGAAATAGCGCTATAACAGGAGGAGACTTTAATCGTATATATAGCGGTTATAATTCGTTTATTGGTAGTGGAAGTTTTAATTCTATATGTGGTACTCTTGCGACAATAAGTGGTGGTGGATGTAATTTAGCTACAGGAACACTTTCGACAATCAGTGGAGGAGGGAATACTGCATCATTATTTTATCCACCTACAACTCGTCCAGGAAATATAGCAGCGGGATATGCCTCAACGGTAAGTGGAGGATTTCAAAACTGCGCACTTAATGATTATTCTTCTGTATCAGGAGGATGTAATAATATAGCATCTGGTCAATATTCAGGTATACTTGGTGGACAAAATAATACTACAGCTGGTTTTGCAGATTCATTCATTATTGGTTCTAATCTTACAGCAGGAGCAGTTTGTACCACTTATGTTAATAATCTTTGTGCTAGTGGTGGAATATATGGAGCAACAAAATCATTTGTAATTCCTCATCCAACCAAGCCCACAATGACCCTACAATATGGTGTCTTAGAAGGACCTGAACATTCTGTTTATGTTCGTGGAAGATTAACAGGAATAAATAAAATTACACTTCCTGAATATTGGATTAATTTAGTCCATGAAGATACAATAACAGTACATCTTACGCCTATTGGGGATTATCAAGCCCTATCGGTCAAATCGGTCACAGCTAATGAGATTGAAATTAATGGAGTCCAGATAGATTGTTTTTATAGTGTATATGCCGAAAGGAAAGATATAGATAAACTAATAATAGAAAAAAACATATAAGTTATGGCAATACCTTCGAGACAAATAGGTTGGAGTGATGATTCAAACCTATTACAAAATATATTAAAACAACTTTCACGGCTCACACAAGTGGTAGCTTCTACAGTTGTACCTATTCCTCCAAGTTCATCTATTATGATCTTGGGAACAGGAACAAATTCCACAATGCGTTGTGGGAATAGTAATAGTGCTAGTGGAGATTATTCAACTGTTAGTGGCGGATTTACTAATACAGCATCTGGTCCTATTTCAACTGTTGGTGGTGGAATAAATAATACAGCATCTGGTTATCGTTCAACTGTTAGTGGTGGAAATAGTAATACAGCATCTGGTGGTTGGTCAACCGTTAGTGGTGGATATATTAATACAGCATCTGGTTATGTTTCAGTTATTAGTGGTGGAATTTATAATATAGCATCTACTAATTATTCAACTATTAGTGGTGGAAATAATAATATAATCTCTAATGCAACTTGTAGCTTATATTCATTAGGCGCAACAATATCAGGAGGTGTTGGTAATAATACCACAGGAGGAACGTGGAGTTCAACTTATTGGGTTGTATCACCAACTCCAATAGATGCTGGATTAATGAGTTTTGTTGGTGGAGGATTTCAAAATATAGCATCTGGTTATCGTTCAACCATTAGTGGTGGATATAAGAATACAGCATCTAATGCTGGTTCAACTATTGGTGGTGGAAGGACTAATACAGCATCTGGTATTTATTCAACTGTTAGTGGTGGATATACTAATACAGCATCTGGTTATTGGTCAACTGTTGGTGGTGGAAGGAGTAATACAGCATCTGGTAATTATTCAACTGTTAGTGGTGGATATACTAATACAGCATCTGGTTATTATTCAATTGTTGGTGGTGGAAAGACTAATACAGCATCTGGTGATTATTCAACTGTTGGTGGTGGAAGTAGTAATACAGCATCTGGTAATCGTTCAACTGTTGGTGGTGGATATTGTAATACAGCATCTAGTGATTATTCAACTGTTGGTGGTGGATTTACTAATACAGCATCTGGTAATTATTCAATTGTTGGTGGTGGATATTGTAATACAGCATCTGGTGATCGTTCAACTGTTAGTGGTGGAAGGAGTAATAAAGCATGTGGTAATATTTCAACTGTTAGTGGTGGATATATTAATATAGCATCTGGTTATATTTCAACTGTTGGTGGTGGATATAGTAATACAGCATCTGGTTATATTTCAACTATTAGTGGTGGAAGGGTTAATATAGCATCTGGTCGATATTCAACTGTTAGTGGTGGAAATCTTAATACAGCATCTGGTGATTGTTCAACTGTAGGTGGTGGAATATGTAATACATCATCTGGTGATTATTCAGCAATATTAGGTGGAAAGAGTAATACTACAGCTGGTTTTGCTAATTCATTTATTGTTGGTTCTAATTTAACAGCAGGAGCTGCTTGCACAACATATGTTAATGCTCTTTCAAAAACATCAGGAACATTCAGAATAAATCATCCAAATCCTGCAAAGACTAATACACATTATTTACAACATTCATTTGTAGAAAGTCCAACAGCAGGGGATAATATTTATCGTCATATTGTTAGAACATGTAATTGTAGTGGAATAATTGAACTTCCTGATTATCACAAATATTTAAATGAGAATGATCAGGTGTTTATTTCCGCTACATGCCATTTAGGATATGGATTTGGTGTGGTGAATAAAGAACAAACGTGTGTAACTGTCACCACAAACAGTGATGGTGAATATAATGTCCTTTTGATAGGAACAAGAAAAGACGTTAATGCTGTAACAGCATGGGACGGAATAGAAATTTTAAAATAAAATACAATAATCAAAAATAATTTTATAACTTTGTAATTAATTAATCTTTAAATCTTAAAAACATGTTGTACGCAAAAATTAGCCCAGTGGCTACAATCACAAAACAAATCACTCCTTTTGAAGTAGAAACTATCACAGCAGATTATATGACTGCTATTGCTCGCCCTTATGGTGCTGGAGCTACAAAGGTAAACTTTGAAGTGGTGTTTGGAACAATTACATTAGATGAAGCTGGTGTTCCTGCATCATTTAATAGGTTATCAACATCAAACACTACATTATTATCCACTCAACTTTCAGGATGGGGAGTTGATGATAGTGTTCTTTTAACAACTATCGCTGTTGAAATGGGCACAGTTGCTACAGAATTTGTAACTATTGACACTGATTTTTAATAAGTATCTATGAACATTATATTCCAAATCAACGGGGGAATAGGTAAATGTGTATTAGCTACAGCAGTTTGTGAGGCAATTAAAAAAGAATATCCTGATTCCACTTTAATAGTGGTGTCGGGATATTCTGATGTCTTCCTTAACAATCCTTTTGTAGACAGAACCTACACCTTTGGAAGTATGAGTTATTTCTATGAGCAATATATAGAAGATAAAGAAATAAAAATATTCGCTCATGATCCTTATTTAGAAACATCACACATTAAGCAAGATGAACATCTTATTGAAACGTGGTGTAAACTATTTAATGTTCCTTATAATGAAGAACAGCCAAAGATTTATTTAACAGATAGGGAGAAAAAGTTCTTTAGTACTAAATATACTTCTGACAAACCTATTCTTCTTCTTCAAACTAATGGAGGTGCGCTAAGTGATCTTAAATATTCCTGGGCAAGAGATATTCCAATAGTAGTTGTTCAAGAAATAATTAACGCTTTTAAGGACGAATATAACATAGTTCATATAAAGCGTGAAGATCAAATTGGATATGAAGGAACTGTTCCTATTACAGACACATTTAGGTCATTGGCAGTCTTAATTCAAAATAGTGATAAGAGATTGTTAATTGATAGTTTTGCTCAACATACAGCAGCAGCTATGAATAAATCTTCAACAGTTTGTTGGATAGTTAATAGCCCAAATGTGTTCGGTTATAGCTTACATAGTAACATAATAGCTAATCCCTTCACTATTAAACCTGAATTGAGAAATTCGTATTTCTCAAAATTCAACATTACAGGAGATCTTATTGAGTTTCCTTACAATGTAGAAAGTGAAATTTTTAATACTAAAGAAATAATCGAATCACTCAAAAACCAACCTTGATGATAGAAAAAGTTTTTTACCAAAGTTCATTACCACGATCAGGCAGTACAATTTTTCAAAACATAATAGCTCAAAATCCTGATTTCTATGCTACACCAACAAGTGGTGTATTAGAATTAATATATAGTGCAAGAGCACAATATACAACTTCTCCTGAATTCAAAGCACAAGATGCTGATTTAATGAGAGATGCATTTTTAGAATTCTGTAGACAAGGAATGTTTGGATTTTATAACTCTATTACAGATAAGAAATATGTCCTTGATAAATCAAGAGGATGGGGAATACATTATGATTTTCTAAATCTTGTTCATCCTTCTCCTAAAGTTATAGTGGTTGTTCGAGATCTTAGAGATGTCTTTGCATCTATGGAAAAGAATTATAGAGCAGCTCCTGATAAGCATAATGATATACTTGATTGGAGTAAAATGCAAGGAACATCAGTTGCTAAAAGAATTGATCTTTGGTCACAAGGAGCTCCTCTTGGAATGGCAATTGAAAGATTGGCAGAAATATTTAGAATGGGATTAGACAAACATATGCATTTTGTAAAATTTGAAGATTTGTGTCTTTATCCAGATCAAGAAATGCAACGAGTATATGACTATCTTGAACTTCCTAATTACATTCATGATTTTGATAACATAGAACAAGTTACAAAAGAAGATGATGAAGTTTACGGTATCTATGGAGATCATAAAATAAGAACTAAACTTGAACCTGTAAGGTCAAGAGCAAAAGAACTATTAGGAAAAGATATTACAGATTGGATTTATAAAAATCACGAATGGTTTTTCCAACGATTTAAATACACACATTAAACTATAAATAAAATGGCAATCCCAAGTAGACAAATAGGATGGGGAACTAATACCAATTTGTTGTGGCAAATTTCTAAGCAATTAGAAAAACTTATTAGAGTGGCTGGTCCTTCCACCACAACTACTACCACCACAGCAATCCCTTAATGTAAAAATAAAACCAAACTACGTATGAAAGATGAAAAAAATTATTCAATCACTTATTAGGATATGTCAAATTTTAATTCTATCTTTGTTATTATAATTAATAATAATAATATTATGGAAATAGAAATTTGGAAATCAGTAAAAGGATATGAAAATTATTACGAAGTAAGTACTAAAGGAAATATTAGGACTATTGAAAGAATTATTATACTCTCAACTCATCAATATTTAAAAAAACAAAAAATATTGACACAATTTGTAGATAGTCGTGGTTATTTTCATGTAAAATTATATAATGGTGCTGGGAAATCTAAATCTTTAACTACTCATAGAATAGTTGCTTTAACTTTTTTAGATAATCCTACTAAATTAATAGAAGTTAATCATATTGATCATAATAAACATAATAATAATTTAAGTAATTTAGAATGGATTACTAGAAGTGAAAATATAAAACATTCATATCTTCATCGAGATCCTAATACTTATAAAGGAAGTGGTAATAAAAATTCAAAATTAATTGAAGAACAAGTTATAAATATTAGAAAAGAATACAAAAATAATAAAACTACATACAAAGAACTTGCCTATAAAAACAATGTCGGAATAACATTAATAGGTTATATTATTAATAATAAAGTGTGGAATCATGTCTAAACCAATATTAATTACATGCCAACCAGATGATCAATATTTTATATGGCAAAATCATCTATATATAGAATCTTGTTTAGAACGAGGTTTTCAAGAAGAACAAATCCATATTTTATTATATAAACCTAAAGATAGGAAATATAATACAAATTGGGAAAAGTTAAAAGAATATTATCCAAAATTAAATATATTTATTTATGAGGACAAAGGAGTAGGAGAATATTTAAATATTTATATTCCTATATTAAGACCACATATTCTTTGGCAACATTTTGAAGTTTACCCAGAATTACAAACCAAAACTATAATCTATACAGATTGTGATATAATATGGTTAAAATCATTAAATATAGAACATCTTTTAGATGATGATGTAAATTATGTAAGTGATGCTAATTCTTATTTAAATAATTCATATTTTGAAAGTAAGTATAAAGATATACTTCCTAATAAACAAGAAGAGGCTAAATCACGAGATTTTTTAAAAGAAGTTTGTAAAATAGTAGGAATAGATAAACAAATTGTAATAGATAATAATACTAATACTGGAGGAGTTCAGTATATATTAAAGAATATAGATTCTACGTTTTGGAAAAAAATTGAAGCAGATGTTCTTACAATAAGAACATATTTGCAACAAGTGAATCGACAATTTTTTAAAGATGAAAATAGTGGAATACAATCATGGTGTGCAGATCTTTGGGCTATACAATTTAATCTTTGGTTTTTTAATAGAAAAAGTAAAGTTGTAAAAGAGTTAGATTTTGCTTGGGCTCCTGATCCTATAATAAAAATAGATACCTATGCAATCTTTCATAATGCAGGAATATCTGGAGATACAATGGACAATTATCCTTGTTTCTATAAAGGAAAATATCATCAAGGTAAAGATCCTATGAAAGATTTTCATCTAGATTTTATATTAAATCATGATGAATCAAAAAAACATTGTACGTGGTATTACACCTCAAAATTAAATGAATTACGAAATAAATATAAATTAAACTATTAATTTTTACTAAAATGGCAAAAGATAAAAATCTTAAAGCATTTGTTCGCTTTGATGGAAGTGGACGAGTGGTTGCTGGCAGTCTTGTTCTTCGAAAGAATAAACCTAAAGTTGGCAAGTGGTATGAAATACCAGCCTCAGAATGTTGTAATCCTTCAACTACTACTACTACCACTACAACTGGTAGAGGAGGACCTTTTTAATTTTTAAAACTTAAGAAAATGGCAACAAATAAAAGAGATTTAAAAGCCTTTGTTAGATATGACGGATCTGGGAATATAGTTCCCAGCTCTGTTATTCTTGCAAGGAAGATGCCTAAGGTAGGCAGATGGACAGAGATAGATGCATATGAATGTTGTAATTATGTAGCACCAGATATTCTTCTTTTAGAAGATGGAGGATCTTTATTACAAGAAGACAATGGAGAAATTTTACTTTAATAATAATAATAATAATAAACAAAATGGCAAACAAAAAAATTAGTCAGCTCACAGCAGCTGCAGCATTAACAGGAACAGAAATAGTTCCAATTGTACAAGGAGGAGTGACAGTACAAACAACAGCACAAGATGTTGCTGATTTAGGTGGAGGATTTTCATTTTCTTATCTTATGAACCCTAATTCTGGTATAATTAGCATTGTTAATGCTGTTGAAGGTATATCTATTCCAAATAGTTCAACAGCAACTTATACTAAAACAGTACCTCTTTTATTTACTGCTCCTACAGCTATATTTGGATGTTTTCTTTATGATAGCGTTAACAGTGGTGGGCTAGGATCATCTCAAGTCAGTTTTTCATATGATTATGGAATTACAAATTCAGGATTAGGAAGTTCTGGAAACGGAGTAACATCAGATGTTGATTCAGTTTTAAGATTTGTAGCGTTTCAAGATTATACCCAATCATTTAGAGCTCAAGATTATGTGGGAGCAGCAGCAGCAGGTAGTGGATTTGGTGAAATAGATGAAACAGGTACATTCCTATTGCCAGGACTGGAAGTTTTAAAAACTCCAACTTATACACAATTAAATAATAATTTTTTTGGAATTTACAATGGACCTTATAGTTCTACTAGTAAGGGCATTGGTTATAGTAGTTCAAGTGCAGTTGTTACACAACTGCATAGTATTATTAAAGCAATTTATATAAGTGGAAACAATCTTGTATTTAATTTTAAAAAGAGGGCTGCAACTTCTGGAGAAACGTGGACTAAATTAAATCTTAGAATTTATAATTTTTCATAATCATGGATATACAACCTTTTGAAAAGTATTTTACATTTATGAATCATACATTTAACTATACGTTAGATGAAACAAAACATCCATATCAATGTCTCATTAACGGTAATTCAATTGAAACAGATTTGGGTATATTTGTATTTCATTTTGGTATGTCAGTAAATGGAGTATATTATACAAACACTCATGACTTCTACAAAGCAATATTCCCAAATTGGACGTAAAATCAATGTTCTTTTTATAATTCCTGATAGTACTCATTCTCCCTTTGGGGGAATGGGAACACAGGCAAAGGGACTTATTGATTTTTGTAAAAATGTAAACTTTATAGAACATAACCCATGTTCTTATTTACCTTTTTACATAAATGAAAATGTAGAGCAAAGTACAATTTTTGCTCAGTTATATGGACAAGCTTTTAATTTACCAGATAAAAAGCTTTTAGAAAATATAGATATAATTCATTCTTTCGATGCTTCAACATCTGTACAAGGTAGAGCGTTAGCCACTCATTTAGGAGTGCCTCATGTTATGACTCTTCAGTTAAGTATGCATTGGTTATTAACAAATATCTATAAATCGCATGGTTCTTTATTTTCTACTATTGAATTAACATCTATCAATATGGCTGATGTTGTTATTCATGTATCTAAAGAATATCTTAACAAGTTTGGTATATTAAATCCTAATAGTTTTTATATGCCAAATGGAATAGATTTAGATAATTGGCATTCAATAAAGCATAAAGATGTAAATCTACCTGGTAGAAAAGATGCTAAGAAGCTTTGTTACATAGGTAGATATGCTGAAATGAAAAATATTGAAGGTATAGTAGGTTCAAATATTCCAGAAGATGTAGATGTTTATTTTATAGGTGGAGATAGAGGTGGTCGTGAGAATTGGTATAAAATGATGCGTGACTATGTTGACAAAAATGAAAATGCGTATTACTTAGGAGAGAAACATGATGATGAAAAAATTAATACGTTAAGAGCTATGGACGCTATAATAGTCCCTTCTCATCATGAACCTTTTGGAATAGTATGTTTAGAAGCATTGGCTTCAAATTGCATTCTTTTAAGTTCTTTTGAATCAGGTATGGGAGAATATCTTACAGAAGATATAGCAATAAATTGTGGAACTTCTTCTGAATCTATATCTACTGCAATTAAAAAATGGTTACATTTATCAAATAATGAAATAACAAAAAGAAATAAACTTGGAATAGAACTTTGTAAAAAATATTCTTGGGAAAATTCTGCGAATATTTTAGAAAATATTTACAGACATGTATTAAATTTAAAATCAAAATAAATGGCACTTAAATCATTATTCCCAGATGGACATTTCCCTACTCCTCACACTATATGATCTTGTAGAGACTCCTTTATATGAAAATTAAATAAATAATATATTATGGCAATTAGATCATTATTCCCAGATGACATGATGAAGTCTATGGGAACAGATATGTCTCTTGAAGGTGTAGCAAGTAAGCTTACATATTTTCACACACAACTTCATTTAATACATTGGCAGACAAGTAGTTATGCAGAACATATGGCTCTCGGTGGATTATATGATTTTGTACATGATTTCAAGGATGATGTAATGGAAAAACTAATGGGATATACAGGAAAGAGACCTTCTGCATATAAGATTGATCCTCTTACAAATTGTACAGCCATGTCTTGTGTAGAATCTCTTTGTAACTTTGCATCTGAACTAAAAATGTATGGGGAAAGAAACTCATTCCACGACATTTGCAATCTTGCAGATTCTCTCTCTGGCGAAGCTGCAAAAACTAAATACCTATTAACTTTATCGTAATGGAGGTTAACAAAAAACATTTTCCTAAAGTGATGCAAGATAACGATGAAGTGTTTCTTGCACACTTAGAAGGTGTTATAAGTTCTGTTGATGAATTATGTAGTCTAGAGATTACAAAGAACACTGATAACTATAGATTTAGAATAGCAGCAAGTCATCCTATGTACAATAACATGCTTATAGAAGAGATTCTTAAGTTCTGTAACATGTTCAAGATAAGACTTGACATGAGTAAGAGTATTAAAACATCAAGTGTGATTACATTTAAAATAACATTAAACGAAGCATAAGATGCCTACATTTATAAAAGCAGGATTTTGGGAACAACTGTGTGTTCCTTGTAAAGGATACAAAGGCTGGCTTAATCTTGATGAACTCATTAAGAAACTAGCTAGTACAGTGGTTGGACCTCAAGGTCCTCAAGGAATTCAAGGGGAACAAGGCGAACAGGGTATTCAAGGAGTACCAGGACCACAAGGTCCACAAGGAGACCCAGGAATATCTCAATTAGTCGGAAATACTTTATTTGTTGATGCTGTTTATGGTAATGATACTTTAGCTTTACTAGACCCTAATGCTCAACCATTTTTAACTATATCTGCTTCTTTAGCAATTGCTACCTCTGGTACAAATGTTATTATTAATGCAGGTACATATAATGAAGCTCTAACTATTCCATCAGGAGTGTGTGTAACAGGAGCAAGTACACAAGCAGTTACTATTCAAAAATTAGGAGTGACTACAAATACAACACTTATTACTTTGAATGCAAATTCAAGATTAGAAAATGTAACTTGTACATTAACTTCAGCAGGTAATTATAATCTTACGGGTGTTGAGTATGCAACTGGAGCTTCTATTACTGCTAAAATTCGTACATCAGTAATAAATGTTACTTCAACTACAGTAAATGGTCCTACTATTTTAGGAGCTTTATCTGCTGGTATCTCTGCTACTGGATATTCAGCTACAGATGCTATTGCTCGTACTACAATAAATGTAACATCTAGTAGTACAGGAATAACAAGAGGTGTTTATGTAACTGGTGCAAATAGATTTACAATAAGAGAAACTAATATTTATGCAAGAGGTACGGGAACTAATATAGTAGGTTTTGAAACTAATAATGCTTCTTCTGTTTCAGCAATAAGAACTTCAACTGTAAGTGGTGCATTATATGATGTAAATAGAGCTTTAGGAACTATGCTTGTGGGAGCTACTGACCTTGTTAATAACACTGCAAATGGTAATTCATTTACTGCCACTCAAGCACCTGCTTCTTTCTCTTTTGGAACTATAAATGGACTTGGTACAAATAGAAGATATTATATGTTGACAGGAACTATACCTGTTGGGCAATTAACAAATGAAGCAAAAAGTAATCCTTATGACCCATTATTGGCTTTACCTGTACCAGTTCTCAAGTGTCTTTAATTATAGCGGTAACTACGGCTTATCAACCAGCTTTACCAGTAGGAACTTCAATAACTTTAAACATATATAAAAATTTATCTTTAACCCCAGAAATAAGTTTAACAATGTTACCTGCTGATGGCGGTTTAAAAAGATTAGATACTCAATCTTTTTCACTTGGCACTTTAGATGTAATTAGAGTAACTGTAGAAACAACTGGTAATGTTGGAGCTGGAGGAGCATTTCAAGCTGTAATAGGATACTATTAAAATTACAATAAATTAATATGTCATATTATTCAGAAATTTTTACATTAAACAAAATCTATTAGACTGTATTTGTATATATAAAAAACATTATATACTTTTACTGATCATTTTAAAAAACCAACACATTATGGCAACTTACGATTCAAACAAAAAGTATTCATGGACTCCTGAGGACACATTTACATTATCAGGAAGAGATTTTGGATTTTTACTTAACACAATTAGAGCAATTCTTAGCACAGAAACTGCTGCACAAATTCTGCTTGCAGAAAAAGCTAATGTAATTATTGAAGGAATAATGGCAAAAGCTGTAGAAGAAGGTGTGATAAATGAAATGCCAGAAGAAGAAGCAGAAGAATAACAATTTAAAATATTAAATCATGGCAACAGTTAAAAAAATGCAAGCTGGTGGTGTAACTTCCAAATCTCTTAAGGTTGGAATGGTAGACCCTAATGGTGCTTGGACAAAGGTTCAAGAAAGAAATCTCCCTCCTGCAAAAGCAAAAAATGGAGCATGTTTAAAATGTGGTGGTAAAATCTCTAAAAAGAAATAGTCATGAACATTACTCCTGTTTCCAATGGCCCATTGGTTAAATCTAATGGAACCACATTAAAAAGTGGTGGGAAAGTTAAAAAGAATTGGATTCAGGGTGCAGTTAATCCTGCTCATAAGGGATTTTGTACTCCTGAAAGTAAGAAAACTTGTACACCAAAAAGAAAAGCATTAGCCCAAACATTTAAAAAAATGGCTAAAAATAAATAATAACTAATTTAAAACAAGACTAATGAAAAAAATAATTTTTATGGTTGCTGTGATTGCAACATTGTTTGTATCATGTACAACTAAGACTCCTGAAGTTTCTACCACACCAAATGATTCAACTTGTGTTGATTCTCTGAAATGTGATACGATTGTAATTGATTCAATAATTTTGAAATAATGAAATCAGGCACTCCTAAAAAAGCACCAAAGGTGGCTCCTCCTCCAAAAGATAAGCCTAATTTTATGAAGGAGATGGACAAAGTTAAAAAAGGAAAGAGCCCTATGGCTCCAATGACAGGTAAAAAGTTATCTAAATGAGTTTATCATCTATTGGTAAAAAGCATAAAACAGATAAAGCAACGCATGGGTATTTAGACCATTATGACGTTGCTTTATCTGCTTTAAAAGACCTTCCTATTCAAATGTTAGAAATAGGAATACAAGATGGATTTTCTTTAAAAATGTGGGAAGAATATTTTCCTCAAGGAATGATCTATGGTGTTGATATCCATAATAAGGAAAAGTTTGATACAACAAGAATCAAAACTTTTACTATTAATCAGGAGAATAAACATCATTTATCCACTCTTCCTAAAAATCTCGATTTTATTATTGATGATGGTGGACATACAATGTTACAACAACAAGTAACGATTAATACATTATTCAATCATTTGAAACCTGGAGGACTTTATATATTAGAAGATCTCTGTACATCAAACCCTAATCAATATCCTGGTTATGGTAGTACTCCACAGAATAATACTTTGCAACTTATAAAAGATTTGCAGAGTAAGACACTTTCTCCTAATAGTAAATATTTCATTACTAATATAGAGTTCAATCAGTTATTGAATGAAATAAAATCAATAGAAATTATAACAACACATAGTTGTATAACATCCTTAATTTGGAAAGAAGCCTCTTTATAGAGGCTTTTTTATTCCCCAAAAATATAAATCACAAGCATTTTTATTTGTTTGGAATTCATATGATTCAAACACATCAACGTTCATGACAGTTCTCACATCTTGTTCTGTTAAATTTTTATAATAATCAGACCAATCATTAGAGAGTAGTGGTGCTGCCCAAGCATTTGCTCTTCGTGTGCCATGCTCTTGCCTTCCTGTAGTAGCACAAGTAAATACAAATATTCCTCCAGGTTTAAGCATTCTTATAATATTCGCAAATGTTTGCGGATAGTACATGTCGTGTTCAAAACATTCAGTAGAAACAATAGCATCAAATGAATCATTTGGTGAATTATATTCATGTCCTTTTGATACAATATCAACATTGGGTCCTTCTCCTACATCTAGTCCTAAACATTTTCCTCCTGTAAACATCCATCTATTATTTCCATTAATATCAAGAGAACCTACATCAAGACTGTTTTTATTTATGAATAATTCTGGAAATTTTTTAACTACTTGTTCACAAAATTGTTTTTGTGCTCCGTGTGCCATATTATTTTATTTTGGTTGAATTTTATTCCAAAGAAAAGCGTGACTTCCCCAATATGAATTATGATCTGTAAATATCTTTCCATAACAATTAAAATGGCTTGTAAAATTACGTCCATGATTAATATGTACTGCTGGATAATTTGAATAATATTTATTTTTAATTGTAGGCTCTACATTTACTCCTCTTATTTTAGCTGGTTCAATTAATTTTTCAAAATGCTGAAGAGCAAAACTAACTTCCATTGTCATTTGATGAAGTGGTAATTGACAAGGAAGTTTATTTTGAAATCCATCTTTACACATTCCTATATAATTATCATTGATGATAGCATCTTTAAAATCAGGATAATCAAAATAATTTTGTGGATAAAGTACATCATGTTCTAAAAAACTAACATATTTGTAATCTCCTGTTGATTGTCCGTGGTTTATTGCTGCTAATATTTTTTCAATTATATTATAATGATTTCTAATAGGATTATTTACAATAATTTCTTCAAATTTATTGTTTTCTATAGGTTTATTTGCACAAACAATAATTCGTACATCTGTAGAAATCAGACTTAACTTCTCCAGAGATAAATTAAGTATCTCTGGAAAAGCATTATCTGTATAGAGTATTGCTAATTTAGACATCGTTTTATGTCAAAACAGTTTCGTAAAATCGTTCAACGTCTTCTACTTCTAAATATATTTCACTTTGAAATACATTTGTTTCACGTTTGTAAGAAGTAATCTTTCCTTGCTTGTTATGAACAGGAACTTCTTGTGCCCTTTGATGAATATCATCCAATAGAACGAGTAGACGCCCATCATCCATACCAAGGGTACGAATCACCTTCCTCACATTAAAACTGTCCCTGAACTCTTTAAATACAGGATTTTCGGGTGTTCCTGACACCAACTCTTTACGAGTGTAGAAAAATTGGTTTTTCATTTTGTTTTATTATTAAAATTTATAAAAGGTAACATTTTACGAATAATCCCATCAAGTCCTTTATCACTAAGATAATACCATTTGTTTTTTCTTCCAATATTACAGGCTATGTTATATAGGGGCCACATAATAAAAACTGAAAGAACTAACATCCAGAATGTAGCACCAAGTCTAAACAATAAAGAAAATACAAAAAAACGAATCATCCATCCATATAGATGCCACGCAAATGATACTGCAGGATCTGGGACTAGTATATCACGTTGTTGAAATCCTTCTCTTATTGTAATAAGAAGAGCAATTAGCAATAATAACATTAAATTTTCTGTCATAGATTATATTTGGTTTTTAAGTAATTACGTTGTTCGTTGACATCTTCAAACTTGTACATGTTGTTCTCAATGTCTGTATGTTCATCGAGTGTCAAAAGTACAATATTTTCTTCATCAAACATAGCTTCTGGATATTTTTCTTTAGAAAGTATATGATGGAAGTAAATACTTAACGGATCTTTTCCTAAATATGTACCACTTATTTCTGAATAGTGATTGCGTTTTTTCCATATAGATGAAAAGAACTCATACATTTGTAGCATATCAACTACATTAACCTTGATTTTATTGATTAATGCAGTTCGTGTGTTACATAAAGGTTTCCCCATTGTATGACTTTTACATAGTCCTTTTGACCAAACAAAATTTGTACAATTTGGTATCTTACAAGTTTTCATGGTATTTTTTCGAATTTCTTAAATTCTGACTTGACGTTATACATATTTATTAAGAAATTAAGTTTATGCTTCCACCCATTATAAAAAGGATTATCCTTTTCTAATGGTTCTGATTGCATTTCTTCTATTTCCCTAAATAATTCTGGAAGACTAAGATATTGCTTCTTGAAAAGATTTAACTCATCATCGCTTACTCCTGTAATTAAACTCATAATTCATCTATAGTATTAATTTCAATAATCACCTCTTCAATTGGAAGATCTGTGGTATTTTTAATTTTATTGATTATTTTCTGTTTGAGTTCTTCGTAAAATTCTGGATTATCCAAAATTAATGTTTTAAACTCATCAACATCATATTTAACTTCATCAACAGTAATGCTTTTTCCCCATTTCTTAGCAATTTCAAAATCATTTAAGAGCTGTAAAAGTTCACCAAGTTTATCAATACCTTGTCCGTACACAATATCAAATTGTGATATTCTATATGGAGGAGACATTTTATTCTTAGTAGCTTTTACCTTAGTGATATTACCATAAGTTACATCTCCATCTTTAGCTAAAGACCTGCTCACTTCAATTCTACAGTCTGTGTAGAATTTTAAAGCATGTCCTCCTTGTGTAGTTGTAGGATTACCAAACATAATACCAATCTTTTCACGATATTGACTAATTACAATTACACAAACATTGTGTTGTGAAAGAGCACTTTTCAGTTTTGGATAGGCATTACTATTTAATAATGCTTTTCTACCAATAGTACTATCACCCACCTCCCCATCTAACATCTTTTTAGGAATCAATGAACTATCACTATCAATAATTATAAGATCAATATCGCCAGTATTAATCATTTCCATAGCAACATTAAATCCTTCTTCTCCACAACTAGGTTGAGCAATTAACATTTTAGTGGTATCTACACCAAGTTGTTGAAAATACTGTTTGTCTACAGCATGTTCACCATCTATATATAGCACTGTTCCACCTTTCTTTTGACATTCTGCAGCTACATGTCCACATATTGTTGATTTTCCTGTACCTTCCCATCCCATCAATTCATACATTTTTCCTTTTACAAATCCTCCAACACCTAAAGTTACATAATCAAACCCAATACTTCCTGTACTAATAACATCATAGTTATTATTAGACTTTGAATCTAATGCTAAAATAGTTCCAACCCCATAAGTCTTATTTAACTTATCTAATGCAGCTTGAAACTTGCTGTTTTTGTTTTCTAAATTCTCTTTTTGTTTTGCCATATTGTTAGTTTTATACAAAGTTAACACTTTTTTGTCGGTTTTGAAAGAAAAATGAAGCCCCAGAAAAAATTCTGAGGCTCATTTCCACAACAAAACAAAACAAATATTTATTCTATACTGCAATTAGAACCACTACAAGCGGTGGTTTGACTAAATTCAACATTATCGTCTGCTTCCAATATATTCCTAAGATCAATATTATGTAAATGTTTAACACGTTCTTCATATTGTTCTTTTGTAATATCTTCAAAAGGAGCTTGAGTGTAAGAACCTCCAAAATAAGGGAGCACACTAAGACCATTATATACATTTCTATTCTCCCACATCCATTTTCCTACATGTTCCCATTCGTCACATTCTTGTTCTGTTATAGGTTCAAAACCTTTTCCAAGTGGAGATACATCAAATGTTCCAAAAGTAAATTCAGATTTATATGTTCTATTTTTATCAATAGAAATTGTAGCAGAAACATTATGAGTATTATCACCACTTATATGTCCTGGTTTAATCCATTCTTGAGCAAACTTTTTAACACGCTCTAATGTATCAAGAGCTGTTTCAGTTCTTAATATAGAACCTTCAGGAGCTTTAACAGGAATTCGTACACATAATGTATCTGTAGGACGAAGAACATCATCTTCACATATCTCTGGATGATTTAACATAAGATAGGTAGCAATATCTTCATTTTTATTAAACCGCATTGTACGTAGATAATAATCATTGTGCCATGCATGAATTCCACTTGCTGTACCCAAGACTAAAGAAGTTGTTCCTGAAGGTTTAATTGTAGTAACTCTTGCTGCTTCATTTATACCAATCATTTGGGAAATGAGTATATTAGTTAGTTTTGCTATATTGGCAGCAGCTTCAAGATTATATTTTAAAATCTCACCACTACCAATTCCTGTCATGCCTATTCCTAATAAAGCATCTTTTTGAGTTGTTTTCTGCCATATAGGTCGTAGATAATGAAAATCTGTAAATCCTGCCTGTAAAGTTCCAAAGAATGCAGCAACACTTACACGATCATTAAGATCTTGTTGATCTTCAATGTTATCTACATTGACTTCACCATTTGTTCAACCAAGTTCGTTATTTCTTAGTTAGAATCTTTTGGAATATTTATATTAACCCAATTTGTAAATTTTAATAATTCAGAATTATTAGCATAACTTTTCATCATATTTGCTAAATGACTTATAACTCTTACATTGTCTTTCGTATATCCTTTTAATGGATTTATTCTATCTAATGCTGGTGAGTTTTTTTGTCCTCCTGAATTTCCTGTTTTACAAATTAATTCTGTTCCTAAAATTGGGCAATATTTTGGTATAATTATATCTTTTCTTTCTAAAGTAAATTCTAAATTTTTTATTTTAGCTCTACTTTTTGCTCTTTGAAACATTTTTATTTCAGGACTTGTACATTTTACTCGTTCTGAATTACATTTATTACAAAGAGTTACTGTTTTTGAGGTTTTTAAGAACATTGTACCACAATTAGTACATTCTCGTTCTGTCTCAGATATTTTATAACCTTCTCTATTAGTTTTCATAGTTTTGTATTTTTACAAAATTACAAAACCTAATTGAGTTTTCCAAATTTTCATCAATATATTTCTATACTGTTCAGACTATATCATCACCTTTTACAAGGGCTCTGTGCTTCCACTCACTTGAGTGTACGTCTTTCGACTAGTCGTTGAACCTTCCTATTTCTAGGCTCGGCTGCTGATTGTCTTCACCATTATGTGGTCAGAGTTTCCAGCAATTCTCAGAGTTTTAAATCTCCATAAAGTTTAGAGATTACAGAATTGATATGGACGTAATGCAATTTCTGCACAAGGATTAGTTCCCCAATCCACATCATTAGTCCAATAAATTCCAGGTTCTCCAGATCCAGATAATTCAACCCTATTCCAAAGACTTTTAAATTCTTCTTCAGAAATTTTATCCCTTTCGAGAACAACTGAATTATTGGCTCTTCCTCGTTGCTCATTTAATTCCCACCAATTTCCATATTTACAGGTAATCATTTCTTCATCATCGTGACTAAATAAAGAAATCATAGCACTTCTACGAATTCCTCCTGCTAATACAGAATTTGCAATATGACAAAGAATATCGTGACAATCTAAAGAGGAAAGTTTTTCTCCATCTTGTTTTCGTTCAAGAATAGCATCAATGTGGGTAAGACAAATCTTTAAAGGTTCAGGACCAGGAGCTTTACCTCCTGCTGTTACTAATTTTGCTCCCTTAACACGAATTGCTCTGAAATCAAAACTTGGTTTTAGTCCACCTTCAAAATAGAATTTCATCAACACTTTAACAGCGTCTGCCCATCCCATTATACTATCTTCTATAAGCCAATGTCTGTGCTTATATGTAAGACTTTTTTTAATAGGAGGCAATTGTTCAATGTGATGTTTTTGTACAGAATAACCAACTCCTGTTCCACCCAATAATAAGAACATAGTTTCTGAAAAACTATAAGCACTATCAATTGGTAAGTAACAACAATTATATATTCTTGAATGATTGACTTCAGCAGCTGGACCAGCAAACTGAAGAGCTCTCATTGAAGGTAACACTTTTTTATTTCTAATAAAAGAAGTGCTTGATAATATTCCATCTTTTAATTTAGGATATTGTTTAATCATCATATCCTGATATCTATCCACTATTTCATCCCATGTTTCTCTACGCATAAGCGATGGATTATACTTTGCGTATTTGCTAAAAACCGTTATCTCAGATAAATTCTGTAAGCCTTTGTCCATAAGTTTTGTTATTTTTTGTTAGAAGTAAAAAGGGAGTAAAGATAATTCACTCCCTTTTATCAACCAAGTTTTTGCAAAAATTTAAGTTAACTATTTTGATGATAGTTGAATTTCTAAAGAAGCTAATAAATTCCAAATTGCTTGTGCTTCATGTGTAATTTCTCCATAAAGCAACATATCTTCACTTATTCCTTTTTGACTAAGATGTCTAAGTGCAGCATTTTTATATTGAAATTCAGCATCTTTCACTCTTTTAAAATTCATCCAATCTATATCGTGTGGATATTTTTTATGTCCTGCCTGTGAACATTTCACAATTTCCTTTATTGCATTTGGAAATTGTTCAAATAACACTGTATACATAGGAAGTTTATCATCACTCCATTTTTGTCCTTCTTTTTCCATATTAAACATATGTATCACTAACATTTATCCACTTACCATCCCATTGCATACATTCATTAAGTATAAATTTTCCTTTATGTATCCTTAATCTTACAGGAAATGCATTTAGTCTTTCTCTTGTGGTAGATGTTACATATCCAGCACTGGATATAAGCACTTTTCCATCATCCGTTCTAGCTATCTCATTATCAAATAAATATAAATGAGCTTCCCCATTTATTATAGCAACTTCTGTATTACTTTTTTTAAAACGTTTCTTATGACGAAATGCGTAATACGCATCTGCTGTTATTTGTCGCATAGCTTATTGTCTAAAAGGTTAAATGCATCTATAACCGCATCTTTTTCAGCATTCTTTCTATCAGAATATTGTGTAAGTCCTGTTAATTCGAAATCTCTTGGTAATATTGTATAAGAAAATTCAGCACTAACATTTTCTAAAGGAGTAGCAATTATATTAATGTATAATCCATAATTATCAAATACATCAAATAACATACGAGGATTGGACCCAAGCATTATTGCTAATTTATCATTATTTACACCTTCTTTTCGCATATGTTCTTTGAACTCTTCAGGAACTTTATCTGTATTGAGAGAGTCAATCATTTTCTCAACAAACCAAGTTTTAATAACTTCCGTAGCTGCAGGATATGTTTCAAGTAAATCGTTCATATTTTTATAATTTTAGTTAATTGTTCATATTTTTTGTTCCACCATTCTCTTTCGTAATCATATTCTGAAAATATAGCTACATTATGAAATGAAAAATCTCTGTGAAGATCTTCATACATAGCACTAACCATTGCACAGAATACAGCAGTATCACGAATTCCAAAGGATTCAACCATGTTTTCTAATAATCCGTCATTGTACATATTCTTCTAGTTTAGTTAAGGTTAACGTTTCATGAGTTTCTTCAAACCCATTCCATACTTCTTGCTCATCAGAAAAAGTTACATCAAATTTATCTTCCCAAAATTTCACAAGATCTTCTGTTTTCTTAAATACACGATATTGTAAAGAAATTTCATCTCTATGTAAACCATTTTTCATAAGTTTAACCACTTTTGGAAATTCAATTTGAAATTCATTAGAAGTTTTTGAATATTTACCTTGTCTGACAAGTCTAAAATCTAAAGCAAATTTCATATCTAATTTATATACAACTACAATAAATCCATTTGGATAATCGTAATCTTCTATAATATCTTTAGTTCGCTCATATTCATTATCTAAAAATTCCCTAAATTTATCAAGATCTTGAGGACGAAATAAAAGATATACAGAATTTTCATACTGTATATCTCTCATCTCATCTTTGACAAAACCATTGAGAAATCCATTATCCTTTAAAGCGTCTTTGGGAATCTTTAATGTAGGAATCATAAATATACTAGTTATTGTCTTTTTTACTTCCATATTAGCCTTTTAGTGGGACAAGTCCGTTAGACATATAATTTTGCCTTGACATATTCCATGTATTGGTTGAAAGAGCCCAATCAAGATTACTTATAAGTTCTTTAACACCAGGATATTGTCTTCCTTTATGTTCAAATCCATTATAAGCTTCTGTAAGGTCACCAACACTAAGTGTATAAATCAAAGGGTTAAAATAATTAGTGCTATCACAAACAATGAATTTAGGAGGATATACAAAATAACCAAATAATTCACCTTCTTTTGCCATATCATTAGCTGCACGATAATATAAGAATGCTTGAATATATGCTCTACGATATAGATAATATTCTTCATAAAATCCTTCTACCGCCCACACACATTTAAGGTCATATACTTGGATAGTTCTTTCTGTATGGTCTATAATTATTTTATCCATCATAGACTTAAACGAATGATCATCTACTTCATAACCTTCTATTTGAAATTGATTTCTAATTTCCCAACGACTGCTAGTTACAAGATTTACAATATCCTTAGTGACATTATTTGTCTTTAAATCCTCTACTATTCGTTCAGCATTTGTAATATCCTGTACAGTTACTACAGTGAGATTATTTGCTCTCACCTGACGAAGTTCATTATAAAAGATTTCAGAATCACTACCTATAAATTTGCCAATAACAGCTTCATATTTAATTTTAAATCCACTTTCTACATATGCCTCTTTAGACATATCTTCAAATGATTTTGTAACATTTCCATATTCATCTGTAGCATCTCTTGTTGCTCTATATAATGCTTCTACAAATTCAAGCATTAATCCTGTAGGACTACTTGCACAGGCTGACATATAAAATCTATTATCAAATAGTTCTGGTTCTAACAATAATGTTTCTACCACACGTCCCATAACTGCAGCTTGTGTATCTTTATCTTCAACTGATTCTGAAAGAATGTATTTACGATAATATTTCTTTCTATCTAAAGAAAAGTCTTTAAGACTTGAGCTACTATCCATAATAATAGCACGATAACCTGCTTCTGTTTTTATTGTTCCTGTTATCATATTTTTTGGTTTTAAGGTTTAATTGTTGGTGATGTGTCTAAATAGATAAATCCCCAATATTTATCAATAAGTTTTTTAGAAAGTTTGGTGACATCTTTAGTATAAGCCTTTGCCCAAATAACCCATTCATCGTGCTGTTCTTGTGTAACAGGAAATAAATTAAACCACGTAGATTCTTTTATCTCTTCAGGATATTTAGCAATCACTTCTTTACAATTGGTATTATGATATTTCAACCAACCATCTAATAAATCAGTTCTATTAACTTTTTTCATTGTGTTAATATTAATGATCGTTTTGCACCTTCTAATTGAATTATCGCATCATTCAAATCTTTATTTTTTGTTTTTGTATAAAGATGTGAGCTATTATAAATTAAAGATGTACAAGATTCTACTAAATCATCACTATTTGAATATTCAACATCTTCTTCTAATAGTTCTTCAATAGTAGATATTTCTTCTCCTGCTAACCAACCTGTCTTTTTTTCTGAATATGAAATATTTTCCATTATTTCCTCCTTATTTTATAAATTTAACATCGTAGAACATTGTGTAATATAGCACCAGTGATGCGAACTTAAATAAACCTATCATTGTGTTAAGCTTACCAATACGTACCGCTACACTATTCCATCTATCAAATATACAATATGCTCCTTCAGAGAAGGATATTATGTATCTATAGTTTTTTTGATTTTTCATCTCTCTAGCTTTAGTTTTAAATTATTATTACTTCTTTTAACTTTTGTTGATAAGCATTGTAAGCATCTATTTCTAAACTATATCTACCTAAAAATACTTTCTTTTTATTTATTCTTATCTGGGATAACCATTTGTTTTTTTCTTTATCCCATGAAACACCCACATAACTGCTATTCTTAGATATATTTTTTCTTTTTCTAAGATTTTGTTCAATGTGTAATTTAGTTTTATTAGTAATAGCTTTTTGTACTAATTTTTGATCAACATACACAAATCCTATTGTTAAATCATATAAATTTAATCTATGTCTAACATGACTAGGATACATTTTAGATTCTCTAGCAGCTTCATTTACAGAATTAAAGACTCTATTATCTTCCAATCTTCTTACCTTGTGTGAAATTTTAGGTAAATATTTGCTTTTAGTTTCTTCTGTAGGAATATACCCTAACGTACTACACTCTCCCGATTCATAACATAAGTTTGCAAATTTTTTAGATTCTACTATGTTATATAATTTTGAATAAAAAAGTCCTTTTTCTTTAAGTTTTTCTTTAGAATAAGTTTGATATAAAATAATTGTTTTTATATCAATGTAAGAAAAGTTATGATGAGTTAAATGTTTTTTCCAATATACACCACTTCCTTTATACTTATAGGGATTTTTCCTAGAAGTTATACCTAAATATCTTAAACCTAAAGGACTTTCTTTTAAATAGAGAGTTAATAATTTATCTTCCATGTTCTCTATCGTGGCAGGTTGAACATACTAGTTTTAAATCTTTACTATTACAGAATAATCTTTGTACAAATCCAGGTAAATCTTCAAATGAATTTAATTCACCACACTCTATTGAGTGATGTACATTGACTTCTTTTGAATCGAATAACTTATTACAACCTTCACATTTATACATCCACCTTCTACGTTTATTAGTACCTACATAAGGAATTTTTTGACGTTCTTTACAGTTTTTTATAGGTAAAAACCATCTACTTTTTTGTCGTAAAGCACTTCTTATTAAACTAAAAAAAGCAGCGTTACTTAATGTTCCGTCTGCAAAAGGTTTCTCTACTATTTTTTTCTTTTTAGATATAATAGTTGTTTTTGTTTTTAATACTTTCTTTTCCATAAAAATAAAATTAGTGACGCCCCAAAATTACAAAATTTAGGACGTCACTTAATTATTTAGTCAAGAATACTAATCCTATTACTGATTTCATTTTTCATAGCGTCTAATGAATCTATGATGCTATTGATTTCCATAGTAGAAATTGCAGGAAGATTAAATTGATATTTTGTAGTTTCAGCAGTAAATCCTTCTGCCACTCTTATTTTAAGAGTTGCTAATTCATTTAATGCATATTGCTCATCTAATTGAAGAAAATCAAATGCCTGATCATTCATAATTTCATCAGCTTCTATGACATTAGATGAGCAATATGCATTAAATGAA